AAATGGTTTTCTTCACTATTAGCATTGGCCTGGAAACGCAAGCGGCTGATGCAACTGATAGTGGGTTCCATAGTGATGTGCCAGTTTGGCTGAGTGTCTTTGAACTTGACACCCTTGACCATTTCTGTGACCAGGTTATCACCCATGAAACGATAGTCGTTCTGGAAATCACCCTTCTTGTTCTCGAAATGGACACCAGCAGGTTTAGACACACCGTTTTCCGTCCTGGTATTGATCCTGATCGCAGGATCTTCCTTGTACTCAGGAATGTCCAGGATGGTCTTGAGCTTGCTGAGATTAGGCATGCCAAACACACCAGCAAATGCTGCATTTGGCTTATGGAATGTGGCACTCAATAGCAATGTTTGCCTATCTTCGCTGTGTGCTTCCACTGTGGTACTCTGGTCATCACCAGTGATCTTGACCAATGTGAGGCCCAGGGGCTGTGTGTGTTCCACGATATCTACTAGAAAATCTTTCATTGACGTTCCTTTCTTCTTATACTATATAGATGTTTTCTACAGGTTGCAATATTTTTATTCGAACCATTTATTATAAGTGCTGCTGATATTGGTATTTGTATCCAGGTCCCATTCCAACACACCTAATAAATTGTCCACTTTCTGCGTGACGATAGTATCTTCCATGTCTTGCGCATCGAAAGGCAGTTCCTTGAACCACTTGGGGATACGGCTTTCGTCCGTGGGATAACCTATGCTGGTCAATCCCAGTGGATTGCTCTTGAGCTTGCACACGATGGTCTTCATGCCATCTGTGATCTCGATGCTTCGTTTGTCTGCATGCATGCGCCTGAGGAAGTTCCAGTTGATAGCTGCTCTCACATGCCCTGGCATATTAGCTCTGCCCTGCTTCTTCTCCAGGTCACCATAGTATGTCAGCTTGTTCACACGCTTGGGTGTGCCTTTCTCCCAGGCTGGCCGTTTCCTGAACTCGGTCTTGAATTCCCTGATCTGTTGGACAACCTGTTCACGATCCGCACCATCCAAGACTTTTTTCAATACATCGCTGAGGAAGTCCTGCACTACCTTGGGAGTATCTGACCGTTTCAGGTCCAGTCCCATGGCTTTAACTTTGCCTGTCTTGCCCTCGCTGTCCAATCGTTTGCCTTCCAGGTCATAGATCAGTACCGCATAACGCTTCTTAGTGATAAACAGGCCTGAGCTAGCTACCAGTTCGCGACCACCTTTGATGATCTCGCCCAACTCTGGTGTGGTGTGGAATGCCTGGTACATGAACCCAGGGAATGTGTCATTGACCTGGTCGGCTATCTGATCATACAGTGCAACACATATGTCACGATCCCATTCCATGTCACCACGGGCAACATCTGTCTGTATGGTTTCCCAAGCACTGAAGTACACCGAGTCAGTATCGCCATAGATGATAGCCTTGCCCACATGATCATATTCACCAGTGATCATCTGGTTCACAGTGGCATCCATGTGCTTGGCAATAGCTCTGCCGCACAGTGTGGTGCTCTGCCCGATGCGCTTATCGAAGAATCTGCATCCACCGTTCAGGATGGCACCATACAAGCTGTTCAAGTTAATCTTCTTGACCAGCTGTCGCTTGTCCCAGAAAGCCCTTTCTTTGGCATCTGTGCTGGCTCTCATCTTGGCTTGTAGATCTTTACGTTCAGCATACCAGCGTTCCAGCAAGCCTGGGATCACGCCTTGTTTCTCCAGGCTGAATATGGTGCCATTGGCACTGATGCACCAGGGCTTGTTGGTATTAAACAGCAAGTTGTATAACTGTCTGGCACTATACACCTCTGACTCGCCATTTTCCCAATCCAGCGTGATCTCTGTGGCTGGATCCTGTTTCATCACAGCTTCATATTCCAAGCTACCGAACAGTCCTTCCCAGGCTCCAGCTTGGCTAGTACCTGTGGAGATCTTATCGGCAATATATGCATCTGTCATGATGGGCCGTAATTGCCCTATGACAGTTTCTGGACCCATGTTGAGTGCTCGGATGGCTGAGGGATATAGGCTGTTGATATCGATGGCACCGATCCATTCATGCTTGCCTTTCTTGGGATAGGCCACATAAGCACCAGCCACCTGTGTGTCGTCCGTGTTGGTACGTTCCTTGCGATTGGGAACAACCATGCCGCGGCGGTGTGCTTCATTGATGATAGCTTGTTCTGTCACTGCTACTGCTCCCATGGTAGTTTGCAGCAACACGGTGTTGGCATGTGCCAGTTCGTTTGCCAGATCAACAAAGCGAAGCTTCTTGTCCAGCTTGTCCAGCAGTGCCACGTCCTGTCGGGAGTATGTGATGAATGTCTCGAAGTCCTGGTTGTACAGCTGGTCCAGGCTGCCTTCATAGGCAGTCTTGCGTTCGTTCAGTTCATACTCGCCGATAGCATCAAGGCTGTAACTGTGCCGCTCTTCGTAAGTATACTTACGATACAGTTCCATATAATCCATGTGAACCCGGCCAACCAGGTCAAAAGTAAGTTGATCCGCGCCATATTTCTCAAAAATCCGCTCCTTGGGAAACTGGTTCCATAAACAAAATCTACGAGTGTCATCTTTACTTAACACTCTGGCGGTACGGTTAACCATGTAGGGGATATCAAATCCACCTGAGTTCCAACCTGACAGGATGTCAGCATCCTCGATCAGATCCAGGAATGTCAGCAACATCTCTGCCTCTGACTCGAACATGAAGGTGTTATCAAATTTAGCACCGATCTCATTAGCTTGATCCATGGTCATGCTTTGTGGAGGCAGAGCCAGAGTGATCAACTGATCCATCCAGTTCAAGTACACTGTGATAGCTGTGATCTTAGTGAAGGGATCAGCTGGTGTTGAATAGCCACGTTTGGTATCGAAATCGGTCTCGATATCGAAGAATGCAATGTTTAGTTCTGGAGCATCTTTGTCCAGATAGTTTTCAGCCAAGCATCTGAAGATGGGATTGATATCCGATTCAAACAGTTGCTTGCCTGAATTGACAGCTACTTCTTTCCTAAACTCTTTGTTGCTACGAGTACTAACGCGACTAACGGGAGTATCGTAAATACTGCGCCACTTACCACGAGGATCAGCATAATAAAAGGTATAAACAACAGGAAATTCCTTGTAGATTCTTTTTCCATCGACCCTCTCCACGATGTGGATACGTTCTTTCTGCCTGTCCAGCAGGGCGTCAACATAGCTCATGATATTCCTCCGGCTGCTTGTGGCCAGCCCTGCCATTCTACATGCACTTCAGGTGTGCGTACCATATTATATGTTAGTCGTCTGTGTTTTGCAATTTATCTGTGCTATTCAAGATACTCTCGATCATATCCAGATCGTCACGAGCTCTATCAAAGTCACGCTTCTGTGCCATCTTGATAGCACGTTTGAGCAAGCCTGGTTTGATCTGCATCTCTTCAGCAATGCTGGCCACGGTATCGTTGAGCCCGCCAGTCAATACTTCGATCTCGTTCATCACGCCCATGGCTTCCTGCATGATCTGCTTGAGCTTTGCACGTTCTTCTGGGTTAAAATTCCTAGTGGTCATTTCTTGTCTTCCTCTTTCAACATAGCTTCTACTACTTTATACTGTTCGTATAGATCTTTCAATATTGGATATTTTTCGTGCTGTTCAAAGTTGGGAGTTAGTATCAACAGCCGTTCTTTGAGGGTGTTCATCATCTCAGCCATCTCATCCAGGTTGATGGTGTTCTTCTTGGTCTTGATCATGGCGTCACCGTCGCCTTCTGCCATGATGCTTAAAATACTTGTGCTCATTGCTATTGAACTCGCATAACTGTGACCTATGCCTAATGCGCCTGATGGCACTGTATAACTGCCTGTGGCACCATGACCGGTATAATAGTTTTTACCAGCACCGCCACCACCACCGCATCCGGTAGTTATAGTTACAAATTGGTCATCATATGCTGTATTGCTCATACAAGTTCCTCTACTATCCCCACGAATTCTGCTAGGATCAGCAGGACACCACCCATCCATACCATATTGTAGAAGAATGCCACACCGGCGAGTATCCTGATGGCACTCTTGCCTAGGCTGATGTAGAGATGTAAACGGGGGTCTGGGGCCTTAAACGCTTCTTGGTCTGGATTTTTTTGCATGATTTAACTTAGCAGCATATGAGCCCATAGTCAAATTATATTTCTTATGGAACATGTGCTCCAGTTTATCAGGCATTATGTGGAATTGTACGCCCACCTGGTGTAGTATGTCGCTCAAACTGCGCTGATCTGAGAATTCCAGATCTTCCAATCGGTGTGCCAGCATGTCCAGGGCATTACGGCTATTCATCTTGTCAGCCGCATCCACGTTTTTATCGAACCTCCATCTGGCTCCCATCAGTCCACGAGAACCAGGACTCACAGGATTCCTGCCTTGGATGGTACTACTCATGGTAGCTTCTGCGATCTGGCCATTGGTATTAGCCACTGGGGGCAGTCCCATCTTGTCCACACTGTTGCCGAACTTCTTGGCTTGGCGTTGTGTCTCACCAGGCTTGACATCAACTGTCATGCTGTTACTGTACCTGGGATCAGCAGCCATCTTCTTGTTGGCTGCAACTACACCCACTCCGCCCACTTCCACCAGTTGGAACAATTCATTCAATAACATATCTTTACCACGCCCTACATGACCAATAACGTGCCTTTGTACGGGGGCCCGGATTTTCACAATGATGTCTGGCACGGAAACTCTTCCTACGGCCAGGAATACTCTTTTTAATACGCATGTTCTTGTCACCGAAGTTGACTTTCTTGACGTTACCAGTGCCGGGGTCACGAACATACACTTTGCTTTTCTTAACATCACCCTGCATGGGTTTACCCAGCGGCACTTTACGGCCATGGTATTCTGCTTCCATGATGCTGAAGCTGTCCAACAGGGCACAGAACCGTTGTTCTCCACTGACGATGATGTCACCGGACTCAGTTATCTCCAGGATCTCTGATTCCACTTGCAGGCTATCGCCGAATTCTAAAAAGATACCATCACCCACAGCTGGACGATCTTCTGCTATGGCTGTTAGTCTTTCGATAAGTTGTCTCATGTCTGCCATCATGCATCTCCCACCATCTTATTGCCGGGCTTGCCCTTGTCCTTGCCTTTCCAGTAACCTGTGAACTTGGGACCAGTTTTACCGCCTTCGGATACATCGCCTGTTTCTTCGTGTCTTTGATATGCTTTTTGTGTTTTTAATTCTGAAGTGGCGGCTTGTTTTAGTGCTTTTAATTGCTCATAGTTTGTGTCTTGCACCATTTTACGAAATCTTTCTTGTCGTTCTCGCCAATCTGTGGAACCATGCACATCATATTCTCTTTCCAATCTTCTCATCTGAGATAATAGATCTTTGTATCTAGTTTCGGCATTATTAACCTTTCCCAACACATTCAAATCTGGTTTTACTTCAGGTCTGGGATCGCTGCGGTCAACTACGATAAAGCCTCTATTAGGACCTAATTTTATCACTTTGCTATTTGGTATTTTTTCTGACCGTTTCATTGCCAGCTGAATACTAGGAACAGGACGGTCTTTTCTAGCTATGGCTTCATCCACATCTTTTTCTTTGTTCTTAGCAATGGCAATAGCAGCCTGTTGTGCAGGATTAGCTGCTTCTGTTTTAGCAGTCTTAGCAGCATCTTTCCAGGACTGGCTAGTGGGAGCACCTTTAGTTCCAGGTTTGCGCATGTGTTCACCGCTGCCGTGCTTGATGCGTTCTCTTTTAGCATGTGTGTTAGCATAAAGTCCTGCCTTCTCTTCTTCCACACCCGGTTGCCCAACTGTAATAGCCTGTAGCATAGCGTGAGCAACTACACGATCTTTTTCTTTTTCATCTTCGGGTAGTTGAGCATATTGTTGTGTCATTAGTTTTTGACGTTGTGCTATCTTAGCCTGTAGTTTTTCTGGAGCCATTGTCTTTGAATCATCAAACATTTGTGGATTCTTAACAAATGCTTGAGCTGTTACATTCCAACCTTTGTGGATAGCATCGCTAATTGCTTCAACATCAGTAACACCTTTATCAATCATCTGTTTGGCAAATGCCGCAGATTTTAGGTTAGCCTGCCAACCAAATGTATTACCAGGTTGACTACGCCCATATCCGTAAGCTGAATCTAATGCCGCATCACTAATAGTTGCCAATTGCTCAACACTTAATTGTTTTCCAACATCTTTAGCTTCATTCCAAGCACTTTTAACACTTATGACTTTGTAGTGTTTCTTTTCACCGTCAACATCCACGGTCCTACCAGCGACTTTACTCTTGGCTTCTGTTGCTGTAAGTGCGCTGATCTCCATGGTCTTCTCATCGCCTGTCTTGGGATCTATCACTTTGACAGCAAACATGGTGTTGGCGCTTTCTGCAAGCAATACTACTTCATGTATCTTCATTTTAACTTTTCTCCGCGCATGTTACTACCCATCTGTGGAGCGGCACCAGCGTTGGCCATCTGTGCTTTGCGTGGATCTTTGCCCACGTACTTGAGCATGTAACCTTTGCTGCGGGCATGCATCTGTTCATTGTTCCAATTCTTTGCGTCGAATGGATAGATGCTTAGTACATTGTTTCCTGTGACTTTGAAATCATTGATGCCTTGTGGATCATCGCCCACTTGCAGTATACGTGGATTGGCAAGACCATACGGTTTGGTAGGATCTAACATGTCCCATGCTTCCGTTGTAATATCATTAAACACTTTACGATAGTTGTTAGGCTCCATGCTGTAACGTGTACCCAACACTGCCTTGCCTTCGCCTCCTAATAGCATATCGTACATGAACTTTATCAGCTGCATGGAATCTTTTTTGCCGTCAATTACATGATTAAACCAGGCTATCTTTTGAGGTTTAATGGGTTTTTCACTGGGAGTAGCTATCAGTTGTTTGGCATACTGTTTCATTTTTAGTATATCACGCATACCTTCCATTCGTTTGATATCATCAGCAGTAAAATTTACTTCCACTTTACTTTCGGTTGTTCTTTTCTTCTTGGGGGCACGTGTCATAGAACCTGGACCACCATTAAGGAATCCATTTCCACCACCCATGCCTGATGCCATGCCGCCAGCACTGCTGCTGCCACCTGATGCATCCTCACCTATCACATGGAAACCAGCCTGTTGTTTGCTCTTGATGGCTGCTTGTGATACCATGATGGGCTGCCCTTGTACCTTGCCGTTGGTGTCGATCTTGGCCATCTTTACCATGCCAGGTGTCTTGGTCTTGCCATCTGAGCCCATGGTATTGGATTGGCCAGGCACAGGTTGCTGTTGGTTACCGGTGACACTGGGCATCTGTTGTTGGCTGGGTGCTACCACAGTGTTATCTTCCATCATGCCACTGGGGAAGCGCATCTCATAATCCAGATAAGCAAACACTGTCTCCATGTAATCAGCGGCGCGGGTCAATTTAGCTTGTACCCAGCCTTCCAGGCCCTGTTGTTCGCCCACACGGTTTAACAGATCATGTGTCATCAATGCCAGCTTGGCAGTGCGATATAACTCTTGTCGAGCCATCTGTACTTCATGGTCTGGATATTGGTTGTATGTTTCAGGCCTGGATTGGCCCATTGTTGCTACTGGTGTGCTGCCACAGTCACATTCTTTCAGGTTATTGGCCCATTCAGGCAACCTGATCATGTAGCGTCCGCTGGCACTTGGCACTAGTGTGCCTTGGTAGCGATCAGCTAGTGGTATAGCTTGGTGTCTTGGTAGTATAACGGTGCGGCCGTTCTCTGCCAGTACTTTTCCCAGCAAGGTGTTTTCTTTTAATTCCAGAGCCATGTGTTGTGATCCTCTCTGGATATTTATCAGAACTAGATCAGACTGGTCGGTTGTTATAAACCTGGCATATGCATCTGGCTATGATAACAGCCTGGCTGCGCTGGCTATTATAATATGCATCACGCACCTTGCGCATCTTAGCCCAGTACCGCCTGTGTGGCCTGCCAGCTCTGCTGTGTTTGTAAGCACGATCTCGGTACATGTCGCTGAGATGAACCAGGCTAGCAGGCATTTCTACCTGTGGAGACTCCAGTTTATCATATAATTGGATCAGATGGTTGGTTGGATTGGTGAAGTTTTCGTCCTGAGAAAGCATTGATCTCTCCTCAGGGCTACCTCGCTGCCTTTGCCAGGTACTTCAACTTTTCGGCTACGCGAGCATAGTCCCTGTCATCATATTTAATACCGATGCCACCGGCCATTTGCCAGCCGTTAATGTTGACACCATAATCATCTACCAGTATATTGGGCACACCAGCATTGGTGGCATGTGTGCTCTTATTGTGTGTCAATATCACACCAGCTGGTGGCATGCTGCTCAGATGCATGCGGATCCAGGCATACTTGCCAGGTTCTGACCTGGGATCGCCTTCTAAAGGCTTGCTACAGATGTAATATTCACCAAATAATGATTGTGTCAACCTGACCAGTTCCAGGGCATGTGGCAATGGTGGTAAATCTACCCAGAAGGTGGGATGTTGCCTGACCAGGTTCAATTTAGCCACTGGGTTATCGATGTCCTTGTAATGGTCCTTGCCATCCAAACGTGCCCATTGGCCGAAGAAATCGGCTAACACACCATCCATATCCAGATATACACGGCCTATCTGGCCGCCGGTGATCACTTCGTCCATACGCATACGATTATTTATCCAGTTTTCCATGCTGTAATGGTAGCACGTATCAGGCCTTTGTCAAGCGGCTTCTGGCCCTGGCTAATGCTTCTGCTATGGTCTCACCTGGTTGCATACGATCGAATATCACTTTGTTCTCGTTATAGAACTTCTTGTCCACTTCCTTCTTGAGATCAGCAATGGCTTCGTCTTCGCTACGACCTTTGCCTACCAGTGTCTTGATAGCACCGTCCACGATGGTCTTGGGTTTTTTAGGTTTGCCTTTGGCTTCTGATATACTTTCGTTTGAAGGTGTTACTCGTAATGCAGGGCTTCGTGGATGACGACGGTTCCAATCTGCCGTGGCAGCTTCTGCGCTATCTGCTCTTACCCTGTTGCTGATCTCGCTTGGTGCATCATCGTCGGGGTCTTGATGCATAAACCACACATCCCACATGTTTGCGGCAGCAGGTTCTTGATCATTCTGCTGTAGATGTCCTTCATCGTCTATATCACCATGCATGTCAGGATTGTATGTCTCCACGTCATATATGGCTAATTGATTGCCGTAGTTGCGCTGGAAGATAGTCCTAGCCTGCTCTGCTGTTGTAGCAGTTACTGGTGTATGCATGAAGTCGCCCTGACCATCTGAATGTGATACTATCCAGGTATTAGTTCTAGCTGACTGTCGAGTTGCTCGTGCAACGGACGAAGTTGGTTCTTTAACAGCATTATCTTTGCGTAATTTATCTAAAGTTTTAGTACCCAATGCATGCAGTTGCCATCGCGATATGTTGGCATTTCCGGGTAGGTTTGTTTCAACCCATTTCCATGCATATTTACTTGCTTCTTCCTCGCTAGTAGCGTTGAACTGATGTACATATGATTTCTTGCCACCTGGGGGTTGATATTGTATACCATATTGAATCTGGAATATGGGTCCTTGGGTATGCTTTTTAGTCAACACTTTCTTTAATTTAACAGCATCAACTTTACCCATACTGAAATCTATGAAAGTTTTTAGTTCATCGTTCTTTTCAGTTCCGGTGCTGAGAATCTTGTAGGCTTTTTTTAGATAGTCTTGTTTGCCTTCAACCGGATCAGCAGCCAATGCATAAGCATGTGTTACACGCAGCACTGTGTAATATATCTGATCCCATTTGGGCATCCAGTTACCACCGGGACTGCGGAACTCGATATAGTTGCTGTGTGCATTGATGCTCACATACTTGTTATCGTCATGGATATTATCCACTAGTGTGTTGGCTATGTTGCGCAATCCTGCCCAAGTTTCTTTCCTTAATGCAGCCATAGTGGCATTAATTTCATCATCAGATCTGGTCACATCTGAATCATCACTGCCCCACCATCCGCCGCTGTCTGTGTTGGGATCCTTGCCAGTGCGTTTCCATTTGAGTGCTTTTTTCAAACGTAACAACATACTCTCGCAATATTCGTTCTTCATACGACCGAATTCTTTTAGTATGGCCTGATCGCCCACAAGCAACAACAATTTTAACTTGTCTATGTCCTTGGGTTTACTGCCTTTAATACCAACATTCACATGGAAACCTGAACTGCTGTTGGTGTAGATCAGTTTACTATCTCTTGCCCATTGGAATGTCTTGTTTAGTGCTTGCATTGCTTCAGGTAGTGGCATGGCATAACTGATCAATTCCACTCCACCGTCGCCTTGTTTAGGATCCAAGCTGCCATCGTTGACTAATCCAAAAGCATCCGTGCTAGCACTCTGTCCTACTTTTATTTTATAACCTGTGGATTGTGAGAACATGTCTGCCAGCTTATTCCTGGTCAAAACATCCTTTATTGCAAATGGCCACTTCAAACCAAGCATCCGCATCTGTAGCAGGTCGCTCATGGTGTTTAGCTCGCGATAGTCGTTGCCATATTTCTCAGTGAGATCATTCATGACAGCAATTACTTTTTCTTTACTGTTGGCATCGTTCTGTGTCCAGAACTGGGTGAAATTTTTCTGACCTCTGGGTAATCTTATGTTTGGCAAGGGCTTGTCATCGCTGCGATCTATGCCACTGGAACTGGTCTGCACCAGTCCTTTTACCAGCATCTCAGCTTCGAAACCCATGGTGATCTTGGCTGCTGCTTCGCTGCTGAGGAAACGATCCCACACTGCTGGGTTCTGCGTCACTTCTGCTAGTTCTATGCTCTCTTCGGATACCAATACATCCAAGAACTTAGCTTCAGTCATACCTTCTGAAGGAGTAGCTCTCAGTGCAGGGCTTCGTGGATAACGGTGATTCCAACTTGCCATGGCAGCTTGTGCGCTGTCTGCTCTTACTCTGTTGCGGATCTCGCTTGGCTCTTCGTCATCTGGATCCTGATGCATGAACCAGACATCCCACAAGAGTGATACAGCAGGTTCTTCTGGTTCATCTGTAGCAGTAGGTTCGGCAGCAGAACGAGGACTGTGACCGGTTAGTGCTATCCCACTCATTGCCATTCCGGGATACTGCCTACGGAATTGATTTATTGCTTCTGGTTGGCTACGAGCTGCGATGATGATATCGTCTCTAGTGCCACTTTCATCTTGATAGAAGACCCTATAGCGTTCCATCTGAGGCTGTTGAGCAGCGGCGGAATTCTGCCTAGCTGCGTATATGACCCATTGGGCATAGTATACGCTTCCGCCTGAACTGAATGTAGCAAAGGTCTGTCCGTTTCTATCTGACTCTAAGGAGTATGTGTATTCAGGTTGACTCTCGCTCTGATACATACCTGTGCTTACAGCTCCACGTGCTGTGGCTGTGAAACTATCAACCTCATCTCCATCTTCATCCATCAATGTCCAGCTTTGTGCTACAGACAACTCACGTGGCAAACGTGACAGTATGTCCTCGCTATACTCACCTGTGTCGACCACACTGCCAGCTGGCTGTGTGTTGGGTGTGTCCGTTGATGTGGGCTGTGGTAGAGCATTGCGTGTCCTGCCGCGGCGTCGTGCCAACTCGGCTGCAAACCGCTCTGCTGTTATCTTACCCATGTTATAATCTACGAATAGCTGCATGCTATCCTGATGATCGCTGCTCATGCCTGACAAAAACTTGTATGCTTTCTTCAGGTAATCCTGTTGTCCTTCAGTTGGGCTAGCTGACACAGCATATGCCTGGCTGATCCTCAACACTGTGTCACGGATGTTTGCCTGATTGTTCATCCAATCGCCACCTGGGCTGCGGAACTCGATGTATTTCTCTTTGAAGTTCACGCTGACATATTTCTCACCACCATGCGCTCTTTCCACATAATCGTTGGCTAGATCACGTAATTTTTGCCATGTCTCTATCTTGAGACTAACCAACATACTGTTTCGGGCTTGTTCGCTGGTGCGACGATCAAAGGTGTTTTCTAATCTATCCAACATGCTTGAGCAAAAATCGTTTGCTTCTCGTCCAAAGTCAGTGAGTATCTTCCTATCACCCAGCAACAACAGCAGCTTCATCTTGTCCAGTTTGCCGGTATCCAATCCTTTCATGCCCACGTTGACATGGAAGCCAGTGCTGCCATTGGTATACACATACCCTTTGTCATTGGCCCAGGCAAACATCTTGTCCAGAGCTGCCATAGCTTCAGGCAATGGCATGGCATGGCTTACGAGTTCTTGACCACCGTCGCCACTGCGAGGTCTGATGCTGCCATCATACTCGAACACGAACTTGTCATTTGGTTTAGCTTGTGAATGGTACCCGCCATGTAGTTCAACCTGATATCCGGTGCTGTTCTGGAAGTCTCTTTTCAACTTGTCACGTGTGAGAGTATCTGAGCTATCACCATACGGCCATTCCAACTCCAACTCGCGATTCAGTTCCAACATGTTGGTCCAGTTGCGATGGCCACCACCACGCAGGAATCGTTTCCAATGGGCTGGTGTTACTTCTTCATCTTCAGCATGAGCCCGCATCCAAGTTTCCAGGCGTCTTCTCACCTTATCTAGGCCCACACTTACTTCTGATCGGGTGTTAGCACCGTTGGCCAGCCAGAATTCATAATAGCGAGTTTGTCCCTCTTCATCGAAAGGAAACACTGCTTCTGCATCCACGCCAGCTGGTATGTTTGGTCGTACACGTGAATTCAGATCCAAGCCTTTGACACACATCTCAGCTTCGAAGCCCATGGTGATCTGGTTAGCCACTTCGCTGTTTAGGAACTTGCGGAATGCACTAGGGTTCTGTGTGAGCTCTGACAGTTGTTCCTGTTCCACGATGCTCTGGTAGAGGCTGCGTGGTTCAGTGCTTTCATTTCGTCCGAAAGGACGAACCTGGTATCCGTCGGGTAATCCATAATTGCTATTCCAGGTCTGGGCAACCTCTTCTGCATGGCTTTGGTTATTGGCACTGAAGACGCCGTTGTTGTTTATGGTATAGCCATTGTTGAATTCGGGTATATTGCTGCCGTTACGATCAACTATCTGGAATCTCTGGCGTTCTGCAGGCGCTGGCTGTGGAGTAGGACGCTGTGGCTCTGGTTCTGGCTCCCATGCACCGAAATCGACATCAGAGAGGTCATCATTCTGCGACTGCTGATTTGGCTGTTGATTAGCCACGACCACCGTGTAATTGTCTGGATCGGACCTGGTAGCTCTTGCCCATCTCTCTAGCGTAGCCTGTGCTATATTAGCATCCTGTGCCAGGAACTGGTGGACTTCGAAATCATCCGCACGCCTTAATACTTTATAGAGTTTCCAGTTGACAGTAACTAACTTCTGATCATCAGCTCTTATTAATTCATAATCCCATCCGCCGCGATTGGATCTCTGCAGCCATGCTCTATAGACCTCCATTGCCGCAGGATCGTTTTTAGCAGTAAGGGTATCATATACCTGGCCAGTGTCTCTCTTGCGGATCACATACTTGATCTCAGAGTCTGCTTTACCATCTCTGGTGTTTTGTAGTTGTTTGACCAGGCTCTTCAACGCGGTCTTTGTTATCTGGCCAGCAGCATACTGAGCAAAATATTGCACAGTATCTGGTGATTCATCTCTTATGTGCTTGCTCAACACCTTGTACAGTTTCTTGGCATATTCCTGCTGAGCTTCTTCAGGGCTAGCAGCCAGTCCCAGCACACGCACATAGCGCAACATGGTGTTGACTATCAGATCCTTCTGTTCGAAGAAGTTGCCCCCACCGCTGCGTATCTCGATGTAATTTTCCTTGTAGTTGACGCTGACATAACGGTCGCCAGCGGGCAGCAGACGGCGTTTCATCATCTTTGCTGCTTCTGAGTTCAGGCCACTGCGGAATTCTTCCAATGCCGGTTTTGGATCGTAGTTGCCAGATCGTATTCTCTTGCGTATCACTGCCATGCTGCTCTTGCACCACTGGCTGGCTTCACGACCAAAGTCTGCCAACACCTTCTCGTCGCCCAGGAACAGGATGAACTTCATCACATCCACTGTGTCGCGAGTGTGTTGCGGTACGCTGACACCCATGTGGAAGCCACAGCTGGCATTGGCTTCAGCACCGATGCTGCCAGCCCACTTGTAGAATTTCTGCAACATGTCCATGGTTTCTGGCAATGGCATGAAGGCACTGGCAAATTCCACACCTGCATAGCTGTCAGGCAGATCCAATCTCTTGATGCTGCTGTCAGGTTTGAATATGCTGGTGGTGTCGTCAGGGCTAGTGCTGTAGCTGCCACTATCACTGGCATATCCGCTGTATTTGCTGAAATCTTTGGCGATGCTATCCATGCTGCGGTCACCGCGTGATCTGCTGCTGCTCACCTGGGTCATGTGAGGCCAATCCAGATTGAACCTGTTGGCAAATCCTGACATACGGCTTAGGCTGTTGCCATCTGCCCAATCGATGAAATTCTGATCGTCTCTCATGAAATCCGTGGTCCAATCATCGCGAACGTTATCTTCTGCCCTGTTGTATAGATCCATATAATCTTCACGATCCATGATCTGTTCATCAGTGAGATCTGTTGCATCGGCATTATCTTCACGTATGCGATCCATGATGGCCTTTATGCCTTCATCACTTTCCAGATAATCTTTTAGCTCATCGTCCACATGTTCCTGATACTGTTCATCCATCTGTTCGATGGCACGTTCTATATCGCGGCGGCTGTGCATGTTGTGGTCAGCATCACGCCAGAAATTTTCTACCTGCCTGCGCCAACTACGATCAAAACGAATGCGTTCATCTGCATCATAGTCTGGCTCATATTCGTCATCATAATCGTAATCGTCATCGTCTTGGCTGTCCAGGTCAGGAACCAGCATCTCTGCTTCGAATCCCACACGGATGCTCTTGCCCAGGTCTGACTTGGCAAAATCAGCCAGCGCACCAGGGCCCATGTTGACTTCAGCTAACAGGCTTTCTGCCAGGCTCTCTGACTGTTGACCTTCTGGATGAGGCTCCACGCTTACGATTGTGTAGGTCCTGGGATGTTGAGCAATGAAGGTCTGGGAGGCATCATTGACGCTGTTGGCATCATATGCGGTCTGATGTTGTGCGCCTGAGGTATCCAGGTATGTGATGATAAATGTGCCAGCTTGTGTGGCTGCTGGATTAGGTTGTGGTGCCGCTGCTGGCTGATCTGCTGGAAGGGCCCTATAGTATTCTCTAAATGGTTCAGCTATCTGATTAGCTGTCATGAACTTGGTCACAGCATCTTCAGGGCTGTTAGCGATCTGTGTATGTGTGCTTGGAGAAGATAGAGCAGGCGGATTGCCGTTAAGGGCAGTGACGATTTTATATTTCTGACTGCCTGCTGATGTAGCCTGCTGTGTCGCAGCGTTCTTCTCTGCCTCTGCTTTATCCTGTGCTGCCTGTGCTGCCGCTATCTGTTCCTTGGTGTGCCATCTGGATTTGACAAAACTAGTCAGATCATCCAGATCCAATCCACCAGTCACATCTCGGGCTGTCAGTAATGCCACAGGCAACCCCAATAGGGATGAAGCGGTATCTGCTGCTTCAGCACCATTTGCTGCCAGCACGATCACTCCTGCTCTCTTTAGATGGTCCCAACCGCCGTCTGCTGGACCGATTCCTTTCTCAGTATCTACCCTGAAAATCTTCTCGCCAGGTTCAGTGACCAATTGGTAATAATAGCTGGGCGGAGCGTTAACATCGTTATTATTTCTTGCTTGTTGCTGAGCCTGGGGAATAGCAGCCATCAGGGTGGGAGCGATGATCTCTATGTCCGGACCAGTATACCTGTGTCCTGGTTTGATCTTGAACACATACACATTGCCTGAGGGCTGGTACTTGGGTTTCTGCCCACGAGCTACTGCTGCTTTGCCCAGCTTGAACTTGAGTATATCTTTATCGATCTTGCCATCAGCATAATCTCTCAATGCTCTGAGACCAGGCTCGTCTGACTTTACCTTGGCCACCATCTTGTACAGCTTCTTGGCATATTCTTGCCTGTCAGCTGCTGGATCTGAAGCCAATATGATGCTACGAGCATACTGTAGTGCTGCCATCCTGACTTTTTCAATCTGGCCCAGTGCATTGCCACCTGCGCTGCGGAATTCCACATAAGTGAACTCTGGTGAATCTTCCTCGCTGCCACCGCCCTTGGGATGTATGCTGGTATATTTGCCACGGCTCATGTATTTCATGGCTTCACGTTTGGCATCAGGAGTCAATCCGGTCCTGATGGCATCGATGATCAGGTCGCTGTTGATGTCTCCACCTTTGGCAGTGGCGTCACGGATGTGCTTGAGTGCGCTCTTGGCCCAATTATTGTTACCACCAGCCCAACGATCGAAGTCACGTAACACGCGGTCATCGCCGCCCATGAGGATCATCTTGACCCAATCCACATTTTGCATGTCCATCTTGGGCAAGCTGAAGCTCATGTGGAAGCCAGTGTCTCCGTCTGACCCAGTCCAGGCACGATGGCTCTTGGCCCAGGCAAATACTTTGTTCAGGTATTCCATGCTGCGCTTGTAGGGCATGGGAGGAGTGGTCAGTTCCACACCACCTTCACCTTGGTCCTGTGGGCTCAAGCTGCCGTCTGGTTCGAAATACCAGGTGTCCATCCGCTTGTTCTTATGTGGACTATCGATAGCTTCCACCCTGTAACCATCCTGGGTCAACATGTCGCCGAACTCACTCTGGAACATGTTCTTGAGGTCTTCGCGAGTGAGCTCGCCCTTGTCACTGCTGCCATAATTTTCAGATTCAGTCCATACGGGCCAGTTTAGATCACTGTTAGTGTTCTGCATGAAATCATACATGGTACTGGTGCCCACCTCATCACTGAGATAGTCTGCCAACATGTCGTCTTGGTTATCGTTGACCCAATCTTCCTTTGCTTCTTCCTTGGCAGTTGCTTCGTCCTTGCCAGGTTCTATGCGATCTGCTACTTCCCTGCGGACGTCATCGTCTTCGTCGTTGTATAACTCGTCCCATTTATCCATGAGATGGTTGTGATAGTCTTCGATGAAGCCGTCTAACACGCTCCTGACATCTCTGGTGCTGTTGTGTTCGCCCACGAAGAAGTTTGATATATCGCGGCGGAAACTGCCTACGCTGTCGGAATCGATGCTTTCATCAGCTTCGAAATCTGGTTCGCTCTCGGTATCGTAGTCCTCGTCTTGTTCACGGCCGTCATCATGATCAGGCCAGATCATCTCCAATTCCCAACCCATGTTCACCGTGTCCAGGCGTGGGTCGCTGGCAAAGTTACGCACCGATTTCAGATTGACTTCGTCCAGTTGTAGTTCTTCACCGATGAAGGGAGTATAATAATCAAAAGGATTCACAGCAACAGCACGATCGCCCAACTGTGTGGTGGGACTGGTCACACCCTGATCTTCGTTCTCCACTTTTTTCAATAGTGTGTAATAGTTTAGTTTTTCACTGAGATGATCCAGAGCGATCTCTCGAGCTGCATCCACGTCTGATGTGTGTTCCATCTCTGTTTTGATGCCCCTGGCCAATTCCAGGTTCACCTGTGTGGTGGTCACTTTATACTTTGCTGCCAGTTCTTTCACAGTGGGTGTGGGTCTATCTAACAATTTGCTTTCACTAGCCTTCTTCTTGCCTGCTTTCATGTTGGCCATCCAATGTGCCAGTTGGCCCTTGCGCCCGCCCTGTTTGGCCACCTTACGCAGGGTGCTCACACTTGCTTTGGTGGGCACACCATGGCGCTTGGCATCGCCTTTGTCTTCAGGATGGCGTCCGTCCTTGAAATTCTCTTCCATGTTTTCACCAAGACCCATGCCAGCACGTACTGCCTGCATCAGTGTCTTGCCATCCACTATTATATTGCCACTCACTTGGGTGGCACGTTCGAAAGCTTCAGCATCATTGTTCCTGGCTGCTTCACGTGCATTGGTAGCACTGGTAAGCCTAGGTGATTCCTGGAATGTCAATTGGTCAAACTTGTACATGCCATGGCTCTTGCCTTGCACACCGTTGTAATCTTCCAACAGTTTGCGCATCTGTGGCATGTCATCTTCGCCAGCTACGAATGTGGCTGTGCGGTATCCTTTGCCATACAAATAAGCAGCAGCCTGTAACACTGTGCGGATCTCTGGGTCAGGTACCAGATGCCCTTTGACCTGTGGATACAATGTGCTGATCCACTTGAGCTTGTCTGGATAACTGAGAGGATTCTTATTGTTGTCATGGCTCTTGCTGACGAATATGAACCAGGCACCACTCTTGGCGCTGGTTTGCACTGTCTGCATCAGTCCCTGATGGCCAAAATGGGGAGGGTTAAGCCTGCCAAAGCAGAAGCTCACGTGCTGCAAATGTTGATCTGTATTACTGATTGTTTCTGGCATGACGGTTTCCAGAACTATTTATCAGGATCTAAAACCTACCCACAGCAACGTCTATCAGTTCCACATCTGTGCCATGGATGTTCTGCATGGCTTTGCCCACTACGCAACCAGGCGCCCATTTCTTCTGATCCAACTTCTGCCCCACACCAGCAACATCGCTAGCTACCACACAGTCACCTTTGGCGATGGGACCTTGGACATAGCAGGGCACTTTGCCCAATAGAGCTACTGCCAGTCCAGTGGTATCACCATCTGAATTGATCAGTACAGCTGGACTATAGCTCATGATACCAGCCACCCGGTGATCATGTGATTTGTCAGCAGCTTCCATCTCTGCTTCACCAGCGAATCTCACGATGGCATACTCAGGAATATAGCTGCCAGGTAGATATAACTCAGCTACATCAGCGAATGGACTAGTAAATCTTGTCATGACATGTACCTTTTTGAAATATTTATCAGTGCGGTGCCCAGCGATGCCTGGGAACCAGTTTGACGTTGCCTTCGGGATTATACAACACGTATCCTTCACCACCAGGCTGTCCACCTGTGCTCTGTTGTACATCACCTTGTTGCTGATCCAGCTGTGTTATGATCTGATCTTTCAATTGCCTGATACCTTCCAGTATGGCAAATACAGCAGCATAACCTTTGGGGTTGCTGGCCATCCAGTTAGTGATCTTCTGCTGCATGGGAACGCTTTCGCCGGAACCTGCCAGCCATTGTGGAAACTTTGCAGCTAACCCAGTGGTGACACCTGCTCTCACCTGTTGGTTATTAAACTTGTACAACACGTTCTTGAAATTACTCATCTTGTTCACGCCCAACGTATCGTCGCTGAGGAACCGATCTATGTCAGCAGCATGCGCCTGTGTGAGTGCAGCTATCTGCTTCAATCCAGCAGTATTGACCTGCATCTTCTGTGGTTGCACATGTTTGGGACCCATGACAATCAAACCAGCATTTTGATTGAATTTGTCAAAATCATCTATGGGTTGTTGTGTGCGGTCTGGTAATCCAAAATCACTGAAGTAAGCATGCCCCACTACTGCGGCAGTGCTGCCAGCGATACGTTTGCCCAGATCGCTATTGGCATCCACGCTATAGGTGACCTGGTTGGGAGTGAATATGAATTTGCCATTGGCAACGGCCGGCCTACGCATGTACAACAGATCACCATACACATAACCTCGGAAATTTGCTGGTGTGGCTGCTTCAAACAGAGACCATAGGCTGGCAAATTCTGTGGCAAACTGTTGTCTTTCACGTACTTGATCATCAGTGGTGGCCTTGCCAGTGTTCATGATGAACTTGGCCAGATCTGCTGGTTTGGTGGTCTTGCCTGTGCCATCTGGCTTGAGCCAGCCGTTATGCCCGGTCATTATGAATGTGCCATCAGGTTCACGCCCCCAGTATACCTGGGGTTTACCATCCCATTTCCATCTGACAGCCTGTGGTTGCCTCATGACGTCTTGCAATCTTTGCAAGCTCTGCGTGGCACCGGCACTGCCATGGAACAGCACTAGGTCTTCCAGATGATTGAAAGGGCGACCTGTGGCCGCCGCTTCAGTGATGATGTTACTGATAAGCATAGCTTATTTACTCAGCTAGCAATGATTTTGATCTTGCTGTTGTCTTTTTTCAGATTCAATTTCAGCATGCCAGGTTCAGCTGCTTTTTCTGGTGCTGCTGGTGCTGCCACTGGTGTAGCGTCAGGATGGATGGGACCACCGTTGCTGGCCTGGTTGGTCAGTACACGTTTTAATTCAGCCAGGTCACCTTCATACTTGTGGTATCCAGTGTGATCCAGTTTGATGCCAACGTCAGCAAAGATCTTGCCGCCCATGAGGCGCCACAGATAACAGAATGTCCAATCTTCTGACAGATAGTTGTCATCTTTATCGATCATGGTGTCGAACAAACCATACATGAATGGTTCATATTGCTGGCCGATACCGATGTTATCGCGGTACTTGAGCTCAGGGTGGGCAGCGATCATCTTGTCGAACACATGGCGCTTGACCAACATGAATCCTGTGCCCAATGTGCTGACTTCCACCAGGTCGCCCTGGGTGACAGGATTGGGTACTGTGTTGATCACATAACGTACAGGTATGCGTTTCATGGGATACACCCCACCTACCACATCCTGGTTAGCCAATAGCAGGCGCAAGATAGCTTCGGGATCGAATCCCAGGTCCACATCGATGAACATCAGATGTGTAGCTGCTTGGTTGTGCAGCATCTTGGCCACCAGGTTATTACGCCCGCGGGGGATCAGACTCTCGTTAACCATGGTATCGATGCTGTAGTTGATGCCCAACTTGGCAGCGATGATGGTAAACTTGATCATGGCGATGAATGTGGCTTCGTTACATAGACCACCAAACATGGGCAAGCAGAAATGGATATGTTGTTTACGAAGGAATTCCAGAGCTTCGGGTGGCAACCCACCGGTTTGTTGATTTTGATCTGTCATGGTTGATTGAACTTTCCAGTTGATTATGTATTATATAGCACACGTGAAATGACTCCTGCGGAAAACAGGTCCACGTATGCTCTGCACCAGACAAAGTTGCCGGTGAAGTTATGGAAGAATGTTCCAGTAACTGGAACAGTGCCGTCGCCTTGTACAGTGTCGTCCAGGTCGAACCAGTCTGTGTCTGCAGGTATGGTAGCCAAGCTGGCTTGGAACCTGATCCTACCCCTGAAGTTTGACAATTGGTAGCTGACAGTGTGCAACCCATCGGTATAACCGTAGTAGCCATTGCCTTGCAGGTCAGCACTGTGGAAGCTGTCGTTGACGCCATCATAGGGAGGATATACTTGACCATGACTGATGGCACTGAGCACCAACTGGGGTACACTACTCATTGTGATTCAAAACTCACTTCTACTAATCTTTTTTCACCCACTAGTTCTTGCACTACTGCCAGCAGTTGTTCCAAGACATCTGCATCCAGTATCACTGCTGTGGGTTCATCGTTTCGAACCATCTCGCTGATGGTGATAGTGATCTTATCTTGATTAAGTTTAGCCATTTTCTTGCTCCAAGATATTTATCCTGGGCTTTCTGCCACGTTTTTTTCCACCGCTGCGATTGATACCGTCTGCTTTGATGTCATATGCTGCTGCCAATCTCACCGGTGCCATGCCATCGATGGTTATGACTTTATCACAAGGTACGCTGTATCTCCTGCCACTACGGTGGCTAGTGATAAACTTCATGACACCCTGGTCATCCACTATGCGTTCTAATGTCAGTGTCAATCTCTCGGTAGCTGGGGCATATCCCAGTGCTGGAATAGGGCATTCAGCTATCAGGCGCACACCAGGATTCATGAGCCCACGATTGATCAGGGCATTTGCCAGTGTAACTTTCATTGGTATTCCTTTTATTATCAGGCTGGGGTTGGAGGAACTGTTAATGATTTGTCAGTGATCAGATTCTGTATCTCAATCTCTAACCGATCATCCATTGCGACTACTATTATACTAACATGGCCTGCAGGCCTGTCAAACAATAATTTCTTAGCTAGTGGCACCTTGATGTTCTCGTGTATGCAACGGCCCATGGGGCGAGCACCCATGTTGCTGCTGTATCCTTTATTACACAACCAATCCAGTGCATTTTCGGTTACAGTGATGGAAGCATCTTGCAGGCTCAGCTGTTGGTTCAATTCTTTCAGGAACTTTTCAGCGATCTGCCTGATGCTGATCTTGTTCAGCTTATTGAATGTGACAATAGCATCCACACGGTTGCGGAATTCTGGTCTAAAGAACTCTTTCACAGCTTCATCTGCTGCATCTGTGCGTTCCTGGTCGCCGAATCCGATGCGAAGTTTCTCGCTGTTTTCTGCACCCAAGTTGCTGGTCATGATCAGTACAGCCTGGCGACAATCTGCTCGTTTGCCATTGCTGCCTGTGATGAATCCTTCATCCATGATCTGCAATAACACCTGTGCCACATCAGGATGGGCTTTCTCGATCTCATCCATGAGTATGACACAGTGTGGATTCTTGCTGACTTCGCTGATCAGAAGACCACCTGCCAGGTTGGCATCTTCATATCCCACATATCCTGGAGGGGCACCGATCAACCTGCTGATGCTGTGTTTCTCCTGGTATTCACTCATGTCGAACCTGAGTAGATTCATCTGCATCTGTGTGGCCAGTTGTTTGGCTAGTTCGGTTTTACCAGTACCTGTGGGACCCAGGAACAGGAAACTGCCCACTGGTTTGTTGTCCAATTTCAGTCCAGCTTGGCTGACCCAGATACGATCCAACACCTGCTCCACAGCCGTGTCCTGGTTGTAGACTTTTTCTCTGATGTTCTTGCTGAGGTCTGGCAACGAGCTTTTCTTTTTCTCTGTGCCCAGCTGTTCTTCAGGTATGTTAGTGATGCGGCTGAGTTCACGACGTATGTTCTTGACATCGATGGTCCTGCTACCACGGCTGCGGCTGCGTCTCAGAGCACATGCCGAATCCAATAGGTCGATGGCTTTATCTGGTAATTTCTTGTCGCTCTGGTATCTGATGCTGAGGTCTACTGCTGCTGCCACGGCCTGATCTGTGATCTGCACATTATGGAATGCCTGGTAGCTGTCACGTATGCCCATGAGTATCTGTTTGGCCACTTCTGCACTGGGCTCGTCTATGGTCACACGATTGAAGCGGCGCATGAGTGCGCGGTCTTTCTCAAAATGCTGCGTATATTCTTCCCAGGTGGTGCTGGCAATCACTTTGAAATCACTGCGAGCCAATGCTGGTTTGATCATGTTGCTGAAATCTACTGGGCTCTGCCCACCACCGCCGGCTCCACGCATCTGGTGTGCTTCGTCGATGAACAGGATCACATTTCCCATCTCTGTGGCAGCATTGATGATATCCTGCAAGCGTTCTTCGAACTCTCCGCGATACTTTGTGCCTGCCAGCAATGCACCCACATTGATGCTGTAGATCTTGTGGTCTCTGATGAACTTGGGAACCTGGTTCTGTTCCATCTTGACAGCTAGTCCTTCCACTATAGCTGTTTTACCCACGCCTGCATCGCCCACCATCAACACATTGCTCTTGCTCTTACGAGCCAAGATCTGGATCATATCGTCCAGTTCGGTCTCACGTCCTATGACTGGCTCTAGTTTTTTATGTTCAGCAAGCGTATTCAGGCAAGTACAATATTCTTCTAACACTTTTTCAGCCATGTTGATACTGGGCACAAGGCTTTTATTTTGTTGGCTCTGCACCATCGCTTCCTTTTCCACGCCGTATTTTTTCAATAACCATGCAGCATGGCTTTGTGCTTCGTTGCAGATGCTGAGATATAGATCCAATAGGGTGATCTGGCTACGTCCATGGAAGAGGACCTGTGTGAATGCACGATTGAACACCCGTTCCAGAGCATGGGTTTTCTTGGGTTCTTTGCCGTCCACTGTGGGAGTGTTTTCCAACAAGTAATGCTGGCATTCTGTGGCCATGTCATGGACCTGGATGCCATTCTTATCCAATTTGTTGGCAAAGTTTTTCTCCAGTAACATGCTGTATAACAGATGTTCCACTGTGAAATACTCATGCTGGTTACTAGTAGCCAGTTGCCTGGCGTATTTCACGACTTTTTCTATGTCGCCGTTGCTGTTGTATGTGCTCATGTTCTCACTATAGCATAATAGTCAGGATTGTCAATACTATGTATTTACTGGCCTGATGCGTTGGATCTGTCTGACTAATTCCAGTTGATCTGAGGTCAATGCAGTGGGTATCAGCACCGATATACGCAGGACATATTTGCCCAGCATGCCATTGTTCCTGGGAAAACCTTCGTCTGTCACTGCGAATTGTGCACCGTGTTGTGTGCCTGGTGGTATACTGAGATCGATCTGTTTACCACGTGGGGTATCCAGCCTGACCACATGGCCTGCTATGGCCTGGAAGCAATCGATGGTCAGGTCTTCCAATATGTTTTCAGCATGTTTCTGGAACCTGGCATGTGATCTCACTTTAATGAAGATCTCCAGGTTACCACGTGGTATGTTGGGATGGCTATTATCTCCACGACCATTCACTGTGAACATGCTACCATGTTCCACACCTGCCGGAATGTCTATCTGGAGGGTTTCGGGTCCCTGGCTAGTGTTATACTGCAACACTTTATTGCAAGTATTGAGTGTCTCCAGGAAGTCCAATTCCAGTTCTATCCTGAGGTTACGGTTACGAGCCTGCTGACGCATATTGAAACCAAATTGCTGGAATATATGATCAGCCATGGGATCGCCACCGCCACCCATGTTGAAATGGAACTGGAAAGGGTTGCCTGCCTGATTTCCAAACGGATTGAAGCCTGGTCCAGGACCGTTCATCTGTGCATCGTATTGTGCGCGGCTCTGGGGGTCTCTGAGGTTATTATAAGCCTCATTGATCTCTTTGAATTTGGCTTGGTCGCCACCACGATCTGGATGATGCTCACCGGCCAACTTCCGGAAAGCTGCTTTGATTTCATCAGCACTTGCTTGCTGGTTTACGCCTAGAGTATCATAATGTGTCATGCTTGTAATTATACATGATCAACCACAGCAGTCAAATTATTTTTGTACCGGAACTGCTTTATCCTGCCCACGGCTAAATGCTGCCACACCTAAGATGGCACCGAACGCGATATGGATCAATCCACCATTGGCTAGTGTCAAACTCTGCCAGGCAGTGTAGGGCATGGTCAGGCCGAATGGTTTGAATATGATGGGCAAGAAGATGGTCAATACAGGGAAACCAACAAAGTCCATGAAGCAGATTATCATGTACAACCAGCCCATGGCAGGGCGCCAGAAACTCTTGGCCCAATGCTCGTTGCCTTTCTCGTCTTTGGCATCCTGATCTTTGTCTTTGCGTGTTTGATCACGCTCTTTGTCTCGTTCTTCCTGCTCCACCTTGCGCATCTCGATCTCCATCTTGTGGAGTTCCTTGCGTTCTTCCAGATGGAATCGCATTTCTTCCAGCATGAGCCGACGCAATTCCACGCTGTCACTGCCTGTTACAGCAGCAGGTTTAGGCACAGGTGGAGTATAATCTTCACGCTCGTCGTCTAGTATACGAGCAGGACCAGTTGGCTCATCGTCATCATCACTTGGGTTTGCCATCTTTGCTGTCCTTGGTGGGTGTATTGGTTCCACTATCGGTAGTGGATTTGATGTAATAGTCTTTATAGGCAGCGACTTGGGCCTGGTACTGACGGATGATCTTAACCAGGTTAGCTTGGTTAGTAGCCAGGGCTTCATAACCATCGGGAGTAACTGCAAGCAAGCTATCGCTATTGCTTTCTCTAAATGCTTTTTCCGCACTTCCTGCCTGATCAGGACTCGTAGTCTTTTTAACGACATACCATTCTGCATCCTGTATTTTGATATTGTCCACAGCTGGCACCATGATAGCAGGTTTCTCCACCTGTACTATTGCTGTGGCTGGTGGTTGAGTAGTCTGGCATCCTGCGATGGCAAAAGCTATGATAGCTAATGCACTGTACTTAACAATCCCCATTGTGCTCGCCTTTATTGACTGTTTCTTCTATACAACGCCAGCTTTTCTTACTGGCGGCATTGATCTTATCTTCTGCTTTATCAGGTTGGCTGTCCACAAACTTGCCGAAGTCACGACCCTGTTTGCTGAATTTGTCGTGCAGCTTGTCCACTTGGTTGCGGGCTTCCTGCATCTGTTTATTGGTTTCTTCTAACACTTTAGCAGCCTGTTCCAGGTCTGCTTTTTGTTTGGCGATAGTAGCCTGGCTCTGTTCCAGTGCAAACTTGTTTGCTGCTAACTGTTGGTTGAGTTCATCACGTTCTTTCTGGGTATAAACCATATATCCAAAAGCACCAGCAACTAACACGGCGATGATGATGATATTAGTGAAATTAAGCCCGAACATCAGTCCTCCAATCCGCTGAGTTTCCTGATACGATGGATATCATCCTTCAGTCTCTTGTTCTCAGCTTGCATCTTGTTGAAATTTTCCACGCTCTCGGTGTAACTCTTGGCATCAGCTGGCACTAACTTTCGCAACATCTCACCGCTGAAATCTTCATATTCATTCTGCCTGTACCAGCGGAACTTCCATTCGTTGAGACCGATACCGGTGAGATGATCCAGATCTTTCAGTAATTCTGTCAGTTGCTCGTAAAGATCAGGGGTGCGTTGCATCTCCAGGAATACCAGGCGTAGATTGTTCCTGATCTCACCGGTGCTTACATCAGCATCCAATACCCAATCATATCCATTTTCCAGGAAGCTGACCAGATCGTTGGCTGGCATCACATCACGTACTTTGAAGCTGACCGTGACCACGTCTTCAGGTCCACCCATCTTGCTGTCAAACTCGTCGAAATGTAAGGTGTTATCCACCAGGTATTGCAGATCTCCGTGGATCAAACCTTCAGATAGTTGGTGGTTTTGCATTAATATCTCCGCCTAGATCCAGTTCTTGTGCATTGTTTTGCTGTGACTGATCCTGTACACTACTCTGGCTCAGTCCTTTCTGCATGCTGGTCTGTAGATCTGTCAGATCCACTTCTTCTCCAGCGATGTCTATCGATCCTTCCTTGATATCGCCCATGAGTTTCTTGGGCATCAATATCTCCACATACCACACAGGTATATCAACTAACTTGGCTTTGTGCGATCCTGGTCTGAAATCGCTGGGGCTGTTGATCTCGATGGGAGTCTTTACTTTGCCACGCTGATATCTGACCTTGGCACCATAGCTCAATAGCCTCTTACCGGCTGCAGGGTCTGGCATGCGATCTTCGGGCCACATGAATTTACAACTGACCCAGTATCTGCTGATCTTAGGTCCTTCCACTAATTCGCCCAACCGCCAGTTGGGGAACACATAGAAGTCCATGGTATCCAGCACACGTTCAAAATCACACAGCATGCTAAGGCTGGCGTCGCTCATGTATAGTTTTTTTAAGTTTTCAATGTTGGGTTTAACAGTCATGGTAAGATATTTATACGGTGACACCAAGTGTTTACACAAGTGGTAAATTATCCGAATATAATAGTAAATATTTTCGAGCTACAACCAGCTCGGAGGTAACATATGCAAAAACGTAAACATCGTAAAGAACACGCTTACAGCCATAATGTAACTAACATGGAATCTTATCTCCAAAATCCCACCAAAAAGAAAAAAGTAGAAATCATACCCAGGAACCTCAATCAGGAGCGTTACCTGGACCTTCTTTTAGACCATTCATGCAGCATCATCATCGCAACAGGACCTGCCGGAACAGGCAAGACTCTGTTGGCCATGCAAGCTGCCATACAGGCTCTCAAAGCAGGACATATGGGAAAGATAGTGGTGACCAGACCAGCAGTGGGCGTGGAAAACGAAAAACACGGATTCTTGCCAGGAGATCTTACTCGTAAGATGGAACCCTGGGTTAAACCGCTATTTGATGTGTTGCATGAATATTACACCCCCAGAGATACCGCCAGCATGCTAGAGAACGAAGTCATAGAGATATGTCCGCTAGCCTTCATGAGGGGGCGTACATTCAAGAACAGCCTTATCATTGCAGATGAGATGCAGAATGCCACACCTAATCAGATGAAGATGTTGCTGACCCGTATAGGTGAAGGCAGCCGTATCATCGTGACAGGAGATATCAGGCAGACAGATCGCAAGGAAGGTGACAATGGATTACTGGATTTCAATAATCTGGTCAATCATTTCCGTGGCAGCGAGCATGTGGGTGTGATAGAATTCACAGGTGGCGATATCGAACGCCATCCAGCTGTGGAAGAAGTGTTGCGTATCTACGGAGATATCTGAACAGGGTCAGCTGAGCATCTTCAGCAGGCGCCAATTATTATAGGCATCAGCTACAGTTTCATTTTCATGTTCCATATGATCTGAATACCAGCTGGTGCCTTTTACCACACCTGGATTATTATTATACACCATCCAGGCTTCGGTCAGATACTGCTCATACCAGTTGTCTTCACCATCTGGGGTCACACTCAACCCCCAGAAAGCATTGCCATCCAATATGGCAATCACCTCAGCTATTGGTCTCAGTATGATCTTTTCTCTGGCGCTAAACCTGCGCTTGCGAGTCTTTTTATAAGTCTGGTTTATAAAAGCTAGGATACTACCGGCCATCTAATTGTGTCTGCAACCATTGGTTGATATAATCTGCATTGCTTTCCAGATAATAAGCATATAGTTCTGTGAAACCACGGCCATTATCGAATCGATTCTTTATCACTCGTTGATTAGTCACATCCAACACCACGCTTGCTTGTGTCAGCTTACTTCCTTTGACATTCTTACAGCATTCGATCTTTTCATCATCCTGCCAGGCATTTTCACTGCGATCAGCACTGCGTGGATTACGCAGGCTGCGACTATAGGTAGCTACTATGAAGAAGTTTTTGCTCATGTATTGAGATCCGTTAATTCCACGAATGTGGCACTGAGATTGATCTCATGATCAGCCACAGCATGATGATTGTTGAGTCCACGATTGATGATCACGATAGCACGATCCTGTAATTGTTCGTCTGCGCTCCACAACTCCAGATTGTCATACATCCAACGATATACGTCTTCCATCTCATCAGCCCGCACACTTGCACAGATCAATTTACGGGCATCACGTAGTTTACCACTGCGGATCAGTTCCACTGCCTGTAAACGATAGTCAGCAGTGCCTTTGCTATCCTGGCTAGGTGCTACCAAGGTTCCAGTGCTGCTAGCAGCTTGTACATTGTTGATGCATTTACGCAGATCCGGATAGCTGGCTGTAACAAACAGATCCAACACGTCTAGATCGAACTCGATGCTCTCAGTGACCAAGATAGTAGCCATGCGAGCAGTGAATTCAGTCTTATCCAAGCGTTCGATATGGAAACCCTGGCACCTGCTATGCAACGGTGGAATGATCTTCTGTTGGCTGTTACATGTCATGATGAAACGGCTGCTGATGCTGTACGTTTCCATGAGCCCACGCAACACTGCCTGCGCATTATGGCTCAGATAGTCTGCCTCATCTAACAACACCACCTTGAACCTGCCGAAAGGAATGGTACTGATGAATCCTTCGATCCTGTCACGGATATAATCCACACCGTTATCACGGCTGGCATTGATCTGTAGCACATCCAGATCTTCCAGATCCAGTTCACGCACAAGCAAGCGAGCCAGTGTGGTCTTGCCTGTACCTGGACTGCCACTGAACAGCAGATGGGGTATATTACCCTCTGCTATCCAGTTCTTGACCTGTTGTTCTTGATCTGCGTCACGCCACACATAGTCGCTGACCTGTGTGGGACGATATTTTTCTGTCCAAAGATAATTTTTCATCATGTTTTACTTTAACTGATGGTTGCAGGAATGTCGAATTAAATCGTATTTGCGATGGTATCGTCCGTGGGCATGGTGTCTGATGCCATCAGGATCTCTTTGGGATCGACCAGTCTCACAGTGACAGACTCGCCATTTTCGTCAGTCATATCCAGTCCGCGAGTCCAACGTCCATGTGAGACCAGCAACCACTCACCTGGTACTACATCTTCTTGTTTGTATCCCACTGCCAATATACGGCACCATCTGGGACGGATGCCATGTGCTTTTTTATCGTCATCGATCATGAGGATACCACCTTTGCTGATACGCTCACCGAAGTTCATATCTGCTACCAGGATGTTATCTTTAGTGGGAGTGATCTTGCGGTAGTCTGTCGCATAACGTAACAGACTACTGCGCTGTCCTAACAGTTGTTCTGGATTAGCTTTTGTTTTTTTCATCTGCTTCTTTCTGTCTCTGCTGTTTGATTCGTTCTGCTAGTAATTGGCTCTGAGCCAATGCGTTGGCTTTGGCATCTGCCAGATCCGGAGGCAATGGTGTTTCGTCTATCTCTGGTACCCAGTTTGACACTTCTGCCTGTGTGGTATCGGCCTGCACTATGAAGGGATTTACTGGTGCTTGGTCGGAGGGAAGATTGGTCAACTTGCTGCCCATCTGTCTGTTGTAGAATGCTTTAGTCATTTCTTCCTTGGTCTGGACCACTCGACCGCCAGCACCCAGCAGATCTCCACGGGCATTTTGGCTACTATTGCCCACGGCGATCTCGTTGCCGTTTTTCATTATCAGATTTTGCATGTCAAGGACCATACCCTTGGCTGTTTTTTGTGACATTTTACCTACTCCTGTAATGAGATATTTAACGCATGAACTCGTTAAAATCTAGATCCTGATATAAACTATCGACACGGTGTACGCCAATAAGATAAAGAACAAAACTAGCAACGCTACTTCCACGGCCCACTCCTAATACTATATTGTTGGATCTTGCAGTATCTGTCAGATATTTGAGATAACATAACATGCCCATGAGATCACGGTTCTGGTATTCCAATAATTCCTGACCAGCACGTTGTAATTGGTTCTGATCCTTGCACTGGGCTAACACCCACTTTGCTATATCCATGTCCTGGTATTCCACAGGCATGCGCCATGTTTTCTGGTTGTTAGCATGGAACAAATCAGGATCGTCAGTGATGGATTCAGCTTTGTTTAACATGGGCCAATCCAGATATAACTCAGCGATTGCTGAATTATATTTGTCTGGGTCTGCCAGATTGATGGCTTGGAGATCGAAGCCAGGGTGCTCATAGAGCAATTCAGCTATCTCAGCATCAGTAGCCACGGTTCTGTAACAGTTGTCGGTGCTAAGTTTTATCACCTGGGATCACCTCTGGTTTCCAGCGTTCACGATTCTTTATACTGACTACATTTTCACCGTTATCTGGTTTTGTGTCAGTGATATCATCGTCCCATGACAGGAAGTCTGGCCAGTCACGTTCTTCTATGTGTATGGCAGCATGTGGTTTGCCTTCGCGTTCTGTGACCTCGATCCAATCGCTCACAGACAGATCAGGCCTGTTCCACCAGATTTTACTGCCATGGGCCACGAACGGATCGTTCAGTAAGTCATCCCTGATAGATTCCACGAAATCCACATCGATGTGGCTCACAAGCCCGTCTCCCATGTCACTGCTGAGACTGATCCGTTGGAACTCCAAGTGTCCTTCACAGAAACTTTCCATCTTGCTCCACAATGCCGCTGCCAGTGTCACATCCAGGGGTTCGTTGCTCAGACAGATTATCCGGCTGTGGCTGTCTTTCAATGCTGGCAGATACACACTATCCATGCTGATCACTATGCTTTCATGTAGCACTTCGTCCACGAAAAACTTGATCCTGCTGAAAGCTGTGTGTTGATGGATCACTTCTCCGTCGGTAGTATCGAAATCTACACTCATGGTATAATTGCATGGATGTATGAATTTGTCAACAACACATATACCATTCCAAGTACCGGTCCACGTCATATCTGCCATTATTCTATGTCCAAACTATCTTTGAATATGGGGTTTTTCTGTGCCGCTTTGACATCCTCTGCGCGACGGCGGTTGTATTCTTCCTGGTGATCCTGGATCAACATGATCAATTGGCTACCCATGGCAGCATTGCCGATGCGCCTGGCAGTGCCCATCTTCTTATAGAGACTGTCCATCTTCTCCTGCAATTCTGCATCAGTAAGTTCACGTAAGCTACCCAGTAGTGGATGCATTATAGATCACCTTGTTTGCGATTTTCAGAGTAAAATGCATCGAAGCTGCCACCAGGATACCTGGCTTCCAGTTTACGTACATTCTCTGCTATGACTTCGTTGGGGTCTAACCGCAATGCTCTACAGGTGTTAGTCCAATACCAAATGATATCGCCCAGTTCACGCTTCATGTGGAACAGGTTATCTTCTGTCAGTGGCTTACCTTGGAACAGCATCTTCTTGACGATCTCGTTGAACTCACCAGTTTCGCTGGAAAGTCCCAGCGCACCTGTGAGCAACAGCGGAACATTGATATCCGGACCATGCACGCCTTGGTTAAGGTTTGCATCTAGATGGTCGCAACGATCCATGAAGTCTGTCAACTTCTTGCTTTCGTTGCTTGTTACTTCAAATACGAAATCACTATATTTGTTTAGGTCGATGTTCATGAAAATACTCCTGATAACAATATAATACGAATGCTATCAGGAGTCAATAATTATCTGCTGGCATACCACTTATTAGTGGTACTTGCATATGTCCAAGCCAGCGGAGTATTTGCAACAAGGCTTGTGACATTGCCATTGATGATAGTTCCTGCAGCCACGTTGGCGATCAGTGCCAGGCTAGTCACTGCTTTGTTGCTGCTGATGCTGACCACTTGACCGTTGGCAGGGTTTTGGGGCAAGCTGATGTTACCCACGGCCACACTGGTGAGACCGCTGTCTATGATCAACTTGTTCAGCACTTGCAGATTGAAGTTATTAGATACACTGGATGCTAGTGTGAAATTGCGATTCACTGCGCCGCGTGTGAGATCTTCGATGCTGTAGGTCACACCAGCATCATCAGTGAGGAACTCGAAATAATACGTGCCAGCGCCGCTGGTGTTGAATCCCAGGATGTGGTTAGTACTGTCATATTCTGAGATATAATTGACACCTGTGACCACACTGCTGGGCAGGAATATCTTATCAGTGGCATCAGCCACGGTTACTTTCAGCCGGAATCGGCCCATCTTACCACTACCAGGTACATTTGTAAATGTCAATCCGATGGCAGCGCCAGTGCCTGGTGTGGTCAATCTCTGGTAATGACCAGTACTGTGATCCAGTGTAGCACTGGTGCTGATCACACCATTGTCGAAACTGGTTTCTCGGAAATCACGTATTTCTGCACCAGTAAACAATGCACCAGCCATGTTATTGTCCAGGCTAGTGTTATTCAATGCGCTTTTCAGTATCACTTTGGTCTGTAGGTCGCCCAGTTCACTGGCTGCATACCCCAAATTGGTCTTGATGTTTTTGAAGTTATCCCGAAAACCCTGGCTATCATTGTCAACACCAGCAACCGGATATGCATCATTTATGTTATTAGGGTTTATATTGCTCATTTTATCTTCCTGTTGCGTTTATTTATCAGTGGTACACCATGTCATCCAAATATCACGCTGTGTGGAAACTTGAGATAACGATCTCCTTCCAGCGGAAGTTTGTAGCTGTCTGGTCTCTGACGGAACATGGTATGCCTGTTATCGAAGGTGGTAGGACCCACTATACGGTTAGCCTGTACTGTCACATGCCTATAATAGGGGAATTGGTAACCCAGATTGACTGACTGATCACCAGTATATTGTACATAGTTGTTGCCGTGGCGGCTGCCACCTTTGACATAGACTATGTCATTCAATTCCACTTCTTCCACAAACGTCAGGTGGACTATGATATTGCCTAATAGGGTGCTGAACTTATCATATGATATCTGATCCCAGCTGACGCTGGTTGGATCCCAACCCACTTGATCTGTCTTGGTAAGGCTGATCTTCCATACCCCAGCTCGTTTGTTCTGCACAGTGGTGCTCTTGTCATAATATCCAGGTATCACTGTATTATTGCCCAAGGTCCAGCCCTGGTTAGGCAGGCTCAATAATCCTGGATAGGATTCCTGTGTGAAGAATATGATGGTCTTGCCTTCCAGGTCAGCAGTGGTTCCATCGATACCACCCAGGTTATAGATGTCACCCAGGCTGCTGGCATCCACAGTTATGAAAGGTATATCCACAGCATAATCCACCGAGTGTTTTGCTATGATATTGGGTTGTGCCCTGGTATAATCATCGAATGTCACTGATGGGCTGTCCTTCCAGAACCCAGTCTGTAGATCAAAATTATCGGTCATCACATCATCCAACACATATCTGTCTACCAGGAAACTGATGTCAGTGATATTGAAATCCATATATTTTTTAAGATTGAACAGGCATTCCCTGCCATGTCCTGGTGCCACATGGGCCAGCACCACAGCTAATTGGAATCCAGGCACTTTACCGTCTGGCTGCACTGTGCTCATCCAGTCTGGTAACACGCTGGTATCGGTCTGTCCCACTGTGGCTAAGATGTCCTTGCTCATGAGTATCTGATCGTTGAGATAAAATTTGTTGTCTGTGCTCAGTATATAAAAATCACTATTGGTCCTGATCATATCCTGATCTGCTTTCATAGTGATCTTATCCACAGTTGTGTGGTTGACTGATCTACTCCTGTCACGTGGGTTGATCCATCCTGGTTTTGTTTGTGATAGATCCACGTAGCCGCTCTGTGGTAGCAGATCATATCTGACATCAGTATCCTGGTTCAGGGTCACATATACCACATCATACTGATGGACGCCATTGGCATCTTTAGCTTGTGCATAATGGAATTGGTTCCAAAATAGACGTTTGTTACGATGACGGGTCTGCATGCTCTGCATATATGTGGACAGGGATTTGGCTCCCAGTCCAGCAGCAGTCAACACACGGAATTCATTGCTAGTTCCATGGTAGGGATCGCCTGATCTGTATACTTTTTCTGGAGGGAATATGTCTGTGTTATACAACAGATTCAGTATCTTACCACGGCTCTGGCTATCTGGCCTGCAAACCAGATAAAGATTGTTATACGGTTCATAGGTGGTATTGATCACATCGAATGTGAATCGTCTCTGATCATTGACCGTGTTGTCTTGATCTGTGGCACGTACCAGGATCTCGTATGTCCTATCCCAGGTAGTGGGTGCTTTCAATTGTTTGCGTTGTGCCCTGTTCTTGTCAAAAGTGGTCTTGCCATGATCCAGGCTATAATGTTGGAAACTGGGCCTGCCACTGATCAGACCATTGCTCAATAACTGGCAACCATCTGGCAGGTGGCTGCCGCTGTCCAATGTGTAATTCAATATGCGGCCATTCAATGCTGTGGCACTGACTGCCAGTTGGCTGGGGCTACCTGCTCTGATGGAACCCAGATAATCTGGACTATTCCAAACAGCCCTGCTGTCGATCGCACCCAACACTGTCAGTGTGTAAAGCACACACCCGGTCTCGAATTGCACGTTGTTGGTCTTGTAGGCTTTTACTCCAAAGGTATATGTCTGGCTGTATTCGCTCTGTGCTTGTATACGCCCCACCAGCCAACCTGTGACACTGTCCAGATATATGCCTGGAGGCAAGTCATAGTCACTGCTTTGCCAATTGGCACTATCCCAACCAGAGTCGTTCTCCCAGCCCAGGCTACCACCGCATAAACTATATGTGAGTTCGTCACCATCGAAATCCCTGGCACGGAATTGGAAACTGAAGTATTCTCCGCTGCGATATTCACTGAATCCTGCCAGGTCGGTGGTCAACATGATGGGACTACGGATCACATGCTGTCCGCTGTTCACCACTGACATATCCACTGTCAAGACTTGTTGTGCAGCAGTCATGGTGCTGGTGGCAAAAACGGTCATGCTGTAACGACGATGCACACTGGCTTTACCGTCGGTGACTTTCACGCTGAAAGTATAAAAATTGTTGATGCTGTCAGGATCGCTCTGGAATCCACCCACACCCCAGATCACCCTGTTAACACCAGCAGGACTGGTAGCCTGTGACGTTTGTGCTATGGGTAAAGGTTCTATGATACCACTGATCAAACCTGAGCTATCCATGCTGAGCCCGGCAGGAAGTCCGCTGGTGTATATGCCATTGTCTGTGATATATTCCAGGCTATACACCAACTTATCATTGCTGTTGGCGTCCATGGCCAGTAATTGCAGTTGTAACCTATGGCAATCCAAGAAGTTGCCCAGATCATTCATCTGGATATCCAAGCTGGGCAAGTAATTGCCTGTGACAGTGATACTGAAACTCTGATCACTGATCTGGTTCTGCAGATTAATAGCTCTCATGGTAAAATAGCTGGTCTTATCTATACCCAGATCGCTGGCTTGCCCTTGTATGTAATAACTGATCTTTCCGGTCTGTTTGTTGACCTGATTGGTGAATTGCAATCCATCTGGCAGATCACCGCTGACCAGAGATATTATGGTATCTCCACCGATGTTGAATATCTCACCACCCAATCCATTATACCAGGATTGTGCATTGCGATAATCTGTATAACAATATACCTGGGCATCCCTTACAAATCCACTAGCTTGGTCTTCGTTAAAATTATACCCTTGTGTTTTGGCACCAGCAAATGCCAGGTTATACGTGGGGCTATTAGCAGTACTGAATCCTGCAGGTATAGCTGTGCTTATAGCTGGGCTATATAATGCCACGCCGTTGAGCCAATAACCTATGATTCCTTGTGGTCTGGGTTTCTGTGCGCCTTGTTGTTTGGTTCCACCAGCCAGTGGCCAGGTCTGATTATAATTTTGTGCTTGTATGTTGTATGCCAGACGATTACCATAGGCATGATAGGGAGTGCCAGTTGCACTTAGGGTTATGCTGCCATTTACCAGAGCCCAATGGCTGTTCTTTCCATCGTAATTGCTGGACCCTATGTTATATTGATAATTATAACTTACCGGATTGCTGCCTTTGCCTTTGGAGTTATTCTTGACCACAGGATTGGTATAGTCTCCATAGTAAGTTTGCCCGATCACATATGGATAGACAGGTTTGGTACCATCCCAGGTGCAAAAATAAGCATAGGTACCGCCAGGATAATCAGGTGTCACACATATCCTGCCGTTGTGTATATCCAGATCGCCTGTGCCAGTGAACTCGTGATCCTCGATGAAGATGCCAGGAGGATATAGTTTCAGATCAGTAAACCCAGCTGGTCTTGCCAGTGGGGTTTTCAATCCATAGCCGCTGGCCATGAGCCGCACACCGCTGCGGCTATTTGTGGGATCTTTATATGCCCAGGGACCATAGATGGGAAAGCCATCCAATGCCCAGCCCATGATCTTGCTGTGGCCATCATTGAATATCAATCCCTGCAAGTAGGGTATAGCTAGTATCTCTGGCGTCAGATTCTGTCCAGCTTGCAGATGTAATTTATAAAATTCATTACTGCTGATCTTTCCCAGATCACCGCCAGGAGTTTGCCAAACTGGATAAGTCATAGTGGTCCTTATTAGTACTCAGAGTTTACACAGTACCTACGATGTTGACATATACGTCATTGATAGTAGTCCCAACAGTGTAGAAATCCAGGAAGGCAGTAATACCAGCAGCTATATTCACGTTGGCATTGTTACGATTGTTCCGTGTATTTGGTAGGGTTATCTGACGCAATACACCAGCAGTGTTCCTGATGATCACCGTGACATGTTTTCCTGAATTGATGTTGCTGCTGTTGACATTTACTGCAAAATCTGCAGATATATCCATCTTAACTATACCAGTGGCTCGTTCTCTCAGATCCACTGTATAACTGGTGCTGGTTGCACCTAAGTCTGCACTATCATGGATCAGACCATTGATGGCACGTACAGGTGTGCCCAGTGTCAGGTTACCTGACAATGTGCTTGTGCCGCTGACTGATATGTTGCCTGACAAGAATAGATCTTTTGCACTAGTGGTGCCGCTCACTGTCAGTGCTGTCAGAGCACCCACTGTGCGAATGTTGGGTTGGGCATTGCCTGTGACTGTCTGGCTGGTGATGCTGCTGGTAGCACTGCCGCTGAGTGTGGCATATTGTGCTGTGCCTGCTGTGACTGCGCTGCTGGCAGTGCCTGTGAGGTTACCTATCAAACTACCAGTCAAGCTGACATTACCCTGTACAGCCAGGTCATACCCCCATGTGGTGGCATAGACAGTGGCAAACTTGCGTGTGGCACTGCCAATATCGTAAGCCATGTCCACGCTGGAATCAGAGTCGCCAGGTAATCCTGGCAGCATTGCACTGCCCAACTGTATGGCGCCGGAACCATCTGACCAACGCACATACAGCTGACCTTGTGTGCTGATGTCGTCCACACTGGCTATCTTGCCAAAGGTAGCTATATCGCCTGTGCTGATGTTATTGCTGTATACGGTGCGGAATGGCATGTCTGGACTACCGATATCAAATACATCCAGTGCATTAGCCACGATGGCTGCGCCTGGTTTGGGATTGCCATTGCCATATTTCCAATCTGCGATGACCTGCCCTTGTACTGTGACGTCATCTAATACCAGCAAAGTGCCTTCCACGTTAACTGTTGTGAAGTTGGCATATGTGGCAGTATTGGGACCGATAGGGGTGTTATCCAACCAATCGAAACCCTGGTTCTGATACATGAGTGTGCTGGCGTATACGTTGGCCACATAGATGCTGCGGAAATATCTGCTGCTGCTACCGATGTCATAATGTACTGTGACATTAGCTGATAAATCTGTGCTTAACCCAGGCAATATGGCAGTGCCACCACTGGCAGGTTTCACATATAAGACACCTGTAGCACTGAGGTCACCGCCCACTTCCACATCACCGCTGGTCATGACGTCATGGAACACACCGCTGGGGGCGCTTATCATCTGGCCACTGAATATGCTGCCATTGGCTCCTATGCCACCTTGCACTTGGAGGGCACCAGTGCCGCCACTGGTGCTCTGTGTGGTGCTCTGTACTATGAGATTATTGAGTGTGCCCAGTACCACTCTACCGCCACCGGCTGGCACCAGGTCCAGGTCTGTGTTATTGGTGGTGGTGCTGATAATATTATTGCTGATTTGTATGTTACTGCTGCTGAACGCAGTGTAAAGTTCTTGAAAATTGTCGTTTGTCTTGGTGAACGCTACACGTAGAGCATCACCTGTGGTATCATTGGGAACTATACCTACGTTTATTATCTGCCTGGTCATCTGATATCTCCTGCTGGTTATTTATCAGCAGGAGCCATATATCTCAGAGACTGACGCTTGTGCCGCAACCACAACTGCTTTTAGCTGCTGGATTGCTCACTTTGATGTGGCTGTTAAACATGTCTGAAACATAATCCACAGTGCTTCCCAGCACATGCATCTGGCTGGCAGCATCAATCACCAGGTAATAGTCTGGTGCCAAAGTGATCACATGGTCGCTCTTATCAGGTTCCATGTGTGATACAGGTTCCCAATAATACTCGAACCCAGCACATCCACCACCTTGGAGTCCAAACTTCAGATAATGGTACTGTTTATTTTCCAGTACTTTTACCAGATGCTTGTGTGCATTGTCAGTCAAGTTTATCATTACCTGTACCTGTAAGTTATCCGTCCCTTGCTGAGATCATAAGCACTCATCTCCACCTGTACTCGATCGCTGGTGATGATCTTGATCTTGTTCTTTCTCACGCTACCTGCTGTATATGCGACTATATGGTGCCCATCGATGTCAACTCTGAACATACCGTTGGGTAAAACTTCCAATATACTCCCATCCATTCTTACTAAATCTTCTTTGGTCATGCGCTGATATTTATGTACCGGTGCCAGTGGTGGTTTTAATCACAGCCTGTTGAAATTCATTCCAATGATATCCCACAGGATAATTGCGAGTGGGATCACTATATTGTGATGTGCTATCTGACCAATAACTTCCTGTCTTATAGTTGCCCATCTCACCTCTCAGATTGGTTATATCGATCCTCAAGCGCAACAATTCATGGTACATGACCTGTAGTGGTCCGTATCCATCTGTGTCATCTGTGTCATCTGTTATGATACTGGCTACTAGTGCCTGCTCTAACAGATCTTTCACAATAGGATTATCGTTGCTGAACAGACGGTCTATGCGGCGCAAGTGTTCCAACAGATGGTTATCTTCCGTCATCTGATATGCCCTTGCGATCATACAGGACGGTGACACCAGGCCCGTAATACAGGTGTTCCAGGATATGCCAGCTATCGGCCTGGTTGATGAAGTTATTGATGCCATGGATCAGTCCACAAGTCTGTATGTTGGCATCGATCCTGACATTGGGATCAGGATCATGTGCATTGTCATAAGTGCCTGTGACCAATATGTAACGGCTGACATTTTTATGGTGCTTCATCAGTTCTGTGTATTTGGTCTGTCCTTCTGCAAAGGTGTCTATATACAACAGATCAGTGTCAGCGATCTTTAACTGGTTGTAATCACATTGCTGGAATTCAAAACGGATGTTCTGGGCTGCACATATGCTGGAAAACTGGTTGGTTTCTTGTGGCGCCTGGTTGTACAAGCAGATGCTGTCAGGCTTGGCTGCGATGGCTGTGAGCAGGCTGAGCCCATTGCCGCAACCTAGTATACTGACCCTACGGACCCTGCTGGCATATCTCAGCAAGCACAACATCTGGGTATTGCGATTCAAGTTAGCATTGAGGTTTTGATAGATTGTTTTCATATGTGATTTATGCCTTGTTTGCCTTGTCCCTGCCGATATTTGGATCTACGATGGCCAGCATGGTGCGATATATTTCCCAGGATTCTTTCAATCCAGGATGTTGCTCGCGCAACTCTGCTTCATGATCTTGTTGCCTCACAGCTTGTAGTGCATCTTCATAATTGTACCATTTGCCGTTGACGTTACTCAAGTAGAATTTCTCTTTGTCACCAAACTTGTGTTTGCTGATGGTCTTGCCACCATCAGGGCTTTCCATGATCCAAGGTTTACCTTCAGCTGCTGGTTGTTGTTGCAATGCTGACTGTATTTCTTTGATCAATTCTCTACGCTCCCTATCTGTCATCCACGCCTGCTTTGTGAACCCAGATTAGTTTTATCTGACTCTGGACTGAAGTATTGTATGGGACCTTTGTTATAAGCCATGGTGGTCCTAGCAGCTTTTTCCATGACAGCTCGTTGTACTTCTGGCGATTCCTTGTGCAGGTTAGCCATTATACCTTTCTTGAAACCGTTGCCAATGCCATTGCTAAGTTCAGCACTATGACGAGTGACAGTATAATCTGGTATGCTGTTGACATATTTGCCCTTGAATGCTCGTTGCAGGTCACGTTGCTCAGGATGCAATCCACGTTCACGCAACCATGCATCGTGTTTAGCTGCGGCAGCGATAGCTTTAGCACTTTTTGACTTCTTGTTCTTGCTGTTGTAACGGGTGGTTGTGACAAATACCGGTGCCAGGTGCATGCTCATTTCATATCCCTCAATTTGTCTGCCAGGCGTTGTTCTTTGTGTCGTTCCATGTCCACTTTGGCTTTGGCCATCTGGTACAAAGTGTACAGACCAAAAGCAGCTAACATGGAGTTTACTACAGTATCTGGGTCTGCGTCAAACATTTGTTTACCTGCTGCTACTGCACCTGCAAACAGCATGAACACAGCAAAGATATAAAACAACCATGTGGCCATGGTCTTGATGACCCTAGCGTCGAACATCACGTTTGTCCTTGTGTAGGTTGTGCAGATCTTCATGGCGGATCTCGTGGTGTGCATGCCGCCACAGCATATAAATTCCGAATGATCCCACGGCAGCAATAACTGCGATCATGGGAAACAGATGCATACCACCTGTGAGGGAAAGGCTGATCCAGACCAGACCAGCAATGATACCTGTGAGGCAAACAGTCCAGGTCACCCCCCATAGGAGATAACCCATAAACCGTTTAATTACGCGAGTGTCCATGCATGTCCTCTATCTTTGTTTTGACGATCTCATCTTTGACTTTGAGTCGTTCTTTCTTCAAATCTGCGACCATCTTGATCTCTTGTGGCAAGGGATGGTGATGCCGCTTTTCCAATTCGTCGATTTGATCGTCCAACAACTTGTGTTGCACAGCCAGATGATCTATTCTTTTCATGATACTACTCCTTGTGATAGATGTCAAGACAAAAAAAGGGCCCGTGGGCCCTTTTAATCACCTCCAATGGCAACGTTCTTGACGAACCCACTGGCGATATCTGTGGCTGTAATGGTCTTCCCAGGCACATACTTTGTGTGCGCGAGCATGTGGCCGGGGAGCCACATACACGTGAGTAAATTCTGTTCTGGGAGTCTGATAATAGCTGTCCCTGGAGGAATACGTGGGGCCTGCGCTCACGCATCCACTAGTTATTGCTGCTATCATGATCAGGGGAAAGATGTTTTTCATTTTCATGTCACCTATACTAGCATGTCTGTCGTTAAAGTCAATTAACCTTTGCAGAGTGCTTTCTTAGCATCAGCAACTGCTTTGAAATCCACTGGCCACAATGCTGGTTTAGCTGCCTTGTTGGCACCAGCTGGCAGTGGGAAAACAATACCAGATGCTTTTTCCACATCTGCAACAGTTACCTGTACTACACTAAGATCGTTACCCTGGTTTTCCTTATGAGGGAATAAAAAAGCATACACTTCATTAGTGTCCTTGTCAATCACTATCTTATACAGAGCATCAGGAACTACTACTGCATTAGCACCGATCTTCTTGGTGGTGCTAGCAGTGGTATTATACACATTACCAGCATAGATGATCAGCGTGTGTTGACGACTGAATGTCCAAGCACCTGAAGCAGTCTCCAGCAGCTTCCAGATACCGCGATTGAGACCTGGTAACTGTGGGCTCATGTTGCTCATGAGGAATGATTCCTTCTCCACGACCGGATCCCAGCTCTGGTGTGCATCGTTTGCTAGATGCCCCTGGTCATAACCTGATCCAGCATAATCTGTGGGAGCAGCACCCTTGCCTTTGGGCAGAGCCTGGTCGATGGCAAAAGCATTGTTACGAGGAACGCAACCGTTGACAGTCTTGGGAGTGATCTGCCAGGCAACCCAGGCTGGGATCTTGGCAACATTGTCATGCTGTAGGAAGTAACCCTGCTTGCACAGGATGGTGCTATCTGGCAGAGTGGCTTTAGGAGCACCCCAAGGAGCATGTTGAACACAGGCTTCGGGAGGGTTGTTGGGGCGTTGTTGGGCAATAGCTACAGAAGAAACCAATGTGGCTACAAGTGCGATAATATATTTCATTGAAGTATCCTTATTTGGTAATCTATTTAACCTATAAGATTTTGTGCCAGGCGGAAATACGTCTGGCACCGATGATCAGCATGCAGGGGAATCAGGCTGAAATAAAGTCCAGCCGCATATCTCCGGATGTCAGTGACATCCAGATCATATCTGAGCTCTACCCATCTGGTAAAATGATCCATCAGCTGCTGATCAGGTTGCCTGATCTTGTCCATCATGATAAAATCATATCCACTGAGGCTCTGGTATACCTTTGCCAGGTCATACACTGCATCTCCGGCTATGGTCAGATCTGTTCCCTGGGCACCACGCATGTCTATGAATGTGATGTTGTTTTGCCCATTGATCAACACATTGCTGAACACTGGATCGCCATGTACTACCACAGGCTTTATACGATGACGGCTGTAGAACCCTGCCATGAATTCCTGTATCTGCACATATAGTTTCTCATGACCTGGAAACAGGGCATAGTCATCCACATTATACCGATCCCTGATCTTGTCGATGATGCTAGCACTGATCTGCTCTGCTGGATAATCCATGGTGGTCCCATGTAAAGTCCACAGTGCTTCCAATAACTGCTGGAACTGCGGTATGCTGAGGCAGTTGTTGTTGTACAGATAGCTGAAATTTAATCCGTTGACACGTTGCAATACCAATCGGTCATCATCCTGGTCCAACACCTGGGCAAACATGGGTTTGAGATCTGGATATTTTGATATCTCAGCGTAATAATATCGCTCACCAGCAATACGCCCACGTTTGATCACGCTGTCAGTGCCCATCTCCACGCTGTTGAAATCTCTTGCAGCAACCACTGTGTTATAGAACCCCAGTTGCTTCTCCAGGCTCTCGTGTGCGTTGACAGCCTTGTCGTCTATGTAATAATCAGCATGAGGTTTGCCAAAATGTAATTCGTCATATACGATGCCCATCTGATCCAGTTGTTCCATGGTGCTCTGGCCTATGTCAGCCATGATTGCTCCCAGATTGCCAGCATGGGTACGCATGCGACGAGCAGTGTTGATTATTATGTAATGCCCTTGCTGTTTCAGCTGTCGCAACAGTTTGATGTTGTCGTTGATGGGACGACATGTGTCGTATCTGCCAGGATACAAGGGTTCAGACACCAGCGTGTGATCCAGATCAAAACAGAACCTGAGTTTTTCAGGTGCCTGGTGATTCTCACAGAATATCTTCAGTTGCTCTGGTGTGCCCACGCAGTGGAAATCAGTGACCAGGTTGGTACCGATGGATAATTTATCTGCCAACATCTGCTTATAGATGCCGCTGACATAATACTCGTTATTGACCAGGTCTGTGCTGTCTAATAAGCGATCACAATATCGTTGCAACAGATGTCCATCTGCAAAGCAATAGATACCACAGTTGGCATCAGCACTGATGCGCCGCTTCTCTGCTATGTCAGTGACCAATCCGTCTGTGATCTGGATATAACTGTAGATGGCACGGTCCTGTGTATCAGTGAAATGGAATATGCAGTTCTTGTAGACATTGTTGCGATAGTCTGTGACGATATCCTGGTGATAGAATGTGTCACAATCCATCAGCATGAAGTTGTGGTCCAGATCGGTCTCTTCCAGATAACCCAGGGCTAGCCTGATGGTGTCTGCTGCACCTCGGGTGTCATGGTTGATGCTGATGAATCTGAGATTTAATTGCTGGTAACGATCCCTCACCCGTTGTGGGAAATTGTAATCATCCAGCACACTGGTGTAGGGAATGATGATGCTGTTGACATCTGACAGGTTCAGGTTATCCAGCAACCAGAACAACATGGGTTTGCCCAGTACAGGTATCAATGGTTTGGGCAGGTGATAGTTTTCTTTCTCGAACCTGGTTCCCAACCCATTCATGGGTATCATGATGTTTATCTTTTGCATACAGGTAATTATTCATGGCGACACCAGCAGAAATAATTTCTACTGGTGTCTGTAGTTATTATAAAGTTTTAGTTTTCTTTTTTTTCGTTGGATGTTTAGTTAATTTGTCAAGCTGTTTAAGTTAGTTTGGGCTAATTTTTTATCAAGATATTGGTTAGCCCTAAAGACATCTCGTAATATATTAGTTGTGTGCCGTTCAAAAGCTACACTGGCCAACACTACTATCGTGTTGACCAGTTATTTATACAGACAGATTACTCTGCGATCTGAACCTGACCGTTATCGCCAATCGTGACCAAACCAGCAGCCAAAGCCTTATAGCCAGCAGCAACTACTGAACGACGTGGATTACCGATACGGTACTTGGTAGTGACATTACCCTTGGTATCCTTACGCTCGTTGGCATAGATAGCATAACCCTTGAAGCGCAAGCTAGAAACCGTTGCACGTGGATTAGCAATTCCAAAGCGATGAGTGATCTGCGCTGCTGTCAGCTGATCACCGGCCTTGAAAGCGGCCAACAGTTGTTCTGATTTAGTTACAGTCTGTGTCTTGCTTGTGGTTTTCATTTTATCTTTCCTTTGTTTTGGCCATGCTTGGCATGGCATGGTCTTAATATACTGTATTCTGTTTAACAAGTCTATCTTTATTTTCAGATATTTTGCATATTTGCACGGCGCATGCTGATGATGCATGTGGGGTCCACAGGTGGCTCGCCACGTGTGATGCCGTTGACCACATCCATGCCATAGATCACCCTGCCCCAAGCAGTGTATTGTCCGTTGAGGAAGCTGCAATCTGCGAAACAGATGAAGAACTGATCGCTGGCACTGTGGGGATCATTGGTGCGAGCCATGCTGCACGTGCCTGCGATGTGAGGATAGCCGTTGAACTCAGCCTGCAATGCAGGTGGGTTCTTCTGCGTCCAGCCACCTTGTGCCATGAATCCTTCGATCACTCGATGGAATGGCATGCCGTCATACCAGCCCTTGTCACAGATGTCCAAGATCTGTGTGACATGGTTAGGTGCGATCTCTGGCAGGCATTCGATCAATACCATGCCGCCTGGTAGTTCCAGCCTGATCACTGGGTTGTTTGTTGCTGTGCTCATGCTGATTAATCCCTGGTCATGCTGGTAACTTCGCGGACGATGAGGATCACTTCGTCCAGAGTGGCACAGATGATCTTGGCATTCTTCCATTCATCTTCTGAATCGCGGCCACCCACTTCCACCATGTAGCCGTTGTCATACATGTTGATGGTGAAACTTTCATTCACTTTGGTCAGTTTGTCTGAGACTTTAGTCATTGGTTATCCTTTCTGTAGTAGTTGGCGATCCCTGCAGGACTCTAACCTGCGACCGACGGATTAGAAATCCGTTGCTCTATACAGCTGAGCTAAGGGACCATGAAGATATGATAACTTAAAGCTATCCTGATGTCTATAAATTATTCGTCATGTTCCCAGGGGAAACAGATCCAACAAGGGTCATCCACTTTGTTGATATCGATAGCACACCAATCCACCTGTTCTTCACTGGCCAGGTTATTGACGATAACTGCTACTCTGATACGCTTGTGCCAGTGGAATGCGATATCACCCTGGAACACGCTTTTCTCCCAATCTGATCGGATCCAAGCCAGCGTGTCGCCTGTGTCGTTGATGTCGTCCACGATCAGTATGTTCTTGCCATCTGTGACATCTTCAGGCATCCAGGCATTTGTTTCAGTATGGCGATCACTATCACGAAGCTGCACCTTGAGCGTATGCATGGGAACGCCCAATAGATGGCTCAGGATCACTCCTGGTACCAGTCCGCCCCTGGTCAATCCCACGATGTAATCAGGACGCCAATCAGTCTTGAGGATATCCATGGCGATGCGGTTACACCAACGCTGGATATGGTTGTATTCGTAATGGATTTTTTTCATCGAACTCTCTTGATTGAAAAAGGCAGGCTGTTATACCTGCCCAGCTATGATTAAACGATAGCAGCTTCTGCCCGTTTTGTCAAATAGTTTAATAACATTCCATATACTGGAAGTATGACCAAGAGGCTGACGATCAGTTTAGTACCAGTCTGGTTCATGGCAATCACATGCCAGTTATCAGCCATATATGCATTGGCACTCTGATAGAAGGCCACTGCGAAGAAGGTAAATGTGTCGAAGATGTTGGCAAAGATAGCAGCACCAGCTGGTGCCCAGAACCACATGTTCAGGCGTTCTCGCAGCTTCTGGAATACGAACACATCCATGAGGCTACTGATCAGGTATGCTGTAGCACTAGCTACACCGATACGGATGGCCACTGACTCAGGTGCGCCACCAGCATAGACCACTGCGATGCTTGCAATGATAGCTGGAATGAATGCCAAGTTGATCACTGCTCTGGCATTCTCTTTGTTGATAAGTCGGATAGTCAAGTCTGTGGCAACTACTACCAGCGGAAAGGTAAATGCTGCCCAGGTCAGTTTGATTCCATAGAGATCAAACTTGATGGTCACTAGATAATTGCTTAGTGCGATGATGAAGATGTGAAAAAGCACTAATTTTGCAATTAGTGCGCGATCCATGCCTTCCAATGTGAAGTATTGCTTCAGGTTAGTCATATCTGTTCCTTTGTTGGAGGTACTTGAGATACCTTGATATATTTAAGGGAAATGGCGGTGAGTGTGGGATTCGAACCCACGGAGGATATCGCTACCCTCGGGCATTTAGCAAACGCCTGCTTTCGGCCTCTCAGCCAACTCACCATCACGATGGGCAGTATTAGCTGCCCATGTTTTTTAATTACTTGGCAGCTTTCTTCTTAGCTGGAGCCTTCTTTGCAGCTGGCTTCTTCTTGTGTACCTTGTAGGTCTTGCACTGTTCCTTGCCGTTCACAGTCTTACAGACCTGACGGGTTGGGCGTGGTTCAGGAGCAGGGGTAGGAGCAGCAAAGACACTACTAGCAGTGAATACTAGTGCAGTAGCTAGGAGTACGATCTTCTTCATTTTTATTTCCTTATAAGATTGGTGGGCAGTGAGGGTTTCGAACCCCCGACCCTCTCGGTGTAAACGAGATGCTCTACCACTGAGCTAACTGCCCATGTTGTTAATATACTATGTATATGGGTGCATGTCAATTAAAAAATTAACCTTCGATAATTTTCAATGCATGCTCATAATGCTTGGTACGATCTTCCAGTCCGATGGTGCCACCATTGATCTTCTTGGTGCACTTGAGGATGTCTCCATCATCAGCAACAGCATTGAGATCATTGTTAAACCAGAACCAAGCGGCACTACGAGCAGCACCTTCTGGTGTGGTCAGGTAGTCTGGGGTTTCATGCAGGTTCACTTCCAACTCGCTGCCACATGCTTCATAATTGTCATGACCGGTCAACTGGATCAGTCCACGACCACGGTAACGGTAGCCGTCGCCACTATCTTCATCACCATTGCCCATGCGACCACCGTATACCAAGTTGGCGATCTTCTCAGGCTGTTTGGCATAATCGTTGGGATCACGATCACGGAAGTATTTGGGGAATACCTTGGATAATGTTTCAGCCTTGTAGTTGAGGTTCTCACTGACTGCTGAAAAGTTTCCTGATTCATGTGCTACCTGGGCCAGGAACATGGCTTGGCGCTTGGGTGTATCGATCTCGAATTCGTCGAATGCTGAGTTAAGAGCATCGCAATATTTTTCCAGGTTCTCTTTCTTTGCCTGGGGAAACATCTCGTGTAATTGTTCAACTGTGACCATTATATTTTCTCCTTGGATACACTATTTACTCCGGTAAAAAACGATGGAAAATAACATGTGGGTCAGTCTGCACCAAATATCTTCTTGAAGAATCTGCCCAGGGCAGACTGGCTGTCTGGTTCATGGAATGGACGATCCACAGGAGTTTCCACAGGTGTAGCCACAGGCTTAGCTGGTGGTACTGCCTTGGGTTTGTCCTTGGTAGCAACCTTGGGTTCAGGTGGCAATGCCATGCCAGCAGGTGGCACAGGCGGTAGCCCAGCCAGGGCAACTGTCATGATCTCTCGCCAGGTACGTGCAGGCAAGCTGCCGCCAGTCATGTTGGCAGTGCTGGTGTTGTCATCGTTGCCATACCACACTGCTGTGGTATATCTGCCTGTGTAGCCCACGAACCAGGCATCACGATAATTGTTGCTGGTTCCGGTCTTACCGCTGATGATCTGGTTGGGGATCTTAGCAGCAGTGCCAGTGCCAGCTTCCACCACCCGGTTCATCATGAAGTTCATCTGATGTACAACCTGGTCGCTCAATACCTTTTCAGGTTTTACATCATACTTGTACAACTGTTGCCCATCGCTGTTGTTGATGCGCCTGATGCTGTGGTTACCCACACGGTATCCACCTGATGCAAGGGCAGCATATCCTGTGGCCTGGTCCAGCACTGTCATCTCCACGCTACCGATGGGCAAGCTCTGGCTGTCATACATCTGTGTCTGTACGCCCAAGCGATGTGCCATCTCGATGATCTTAGCCCGACCGTTCCGGATGCTGCCATAGGGATTGCTCAGCTGGATGCTCAGTTGCACAGGTATGCTGTTGTAGCTGTGTGCAAAGGCATTAGTCATGGTGGTACTGCCACCAAATTTGCCCCCATAATTATGGGGACACCAACGCCCGATGCACACAGGACGATCCACCATTACCGTGTCCTTGTTGATCAGCCCAGCCTCGATAGCTGTGGCATACACATAGGGCTTGAATGATGATCCGGGTTGTCTCAGGGCTTGTGTGGCACGGTTGAAACTGCTGTCGCCATAATCTGATCCACCCACCATGGCAACCACCAGGCCTGTGTTATCCAGCACCACTGTGGCAGCTTGATCCACATCCATGCGGTCGCCTTCTGTGTCCAGCATGCGTGTTATGGTGCTTTCAGCTGCCTGTTGTATCTTGGGATCCAGTCCAGTGTACACATGCAGCACACGGTTGTTGCCCAAGGTGCCAGCAGACCACAGGCGTTGTACCTCTGAATATGCATGATCCAGATACCAGTCGCTGGTATATTGCAACTGGTGTCTGTGTATGTAGGGCTCGAACTCCACTGCGATCTGCTGTTCTGTCTCTGTGATGTAGCCCTGGTCCACCATGCCCTGTAACACCAGCTGTCGGCGTTCTTTGTTGTTTTCAGGTTGCAGCTCAGGGTTGTATTTGTTGGGTGCCTTGAACATGCTGACCAGTGCGGCTGCTTCGCTCAGACTGATGTCTGCCAGTTCCTTGTTGAAGTAATACCTGGCAGCTTCTGTGATGCCATGCACCCCGCCACCCATGTAAGCACGATCCAGATACATCTTGAAGATCTGATCTTTGGTCAGTCGTTGTTCCAACCACAGTGCGATATATGCTTCAGATACCTTGCGTTGCAGGCTGCGCTCATTGGTGAGGAACAGGTTCTTGGCCAACTGCTGTGTGAGGGTGCTGGCTCCCTGTGTGTGTCCGCCGTTGCTGTTGTGCATGACTGCGCGGACCACGCCCACTGGATCTATTCCAAAATGATGGTAGAAACGGCGATCTTCTGT